TCCAGGAACAACATATTCAGTCGTTGTTGGTTCTGGTGGTGCTATAGCAACTAACGCTGGCTCTACTGGATCAAATTCTAGCGCATTAAACCTTACCGCTTTTGGTGGAGGAGGCGGTGGAGGAGGATCAAATGCTCCAGCTTTTGAAGCAGCTAAAAGTGGAGGTTCTGGAGGAGGTGCTACGGGAAGCACTGCAGGTGTAGTATATAGTGGCGGAGCTGGAACAACGGGACAAGGATATGCTGGTGGTAGTGGATATCACCTTGGTGGTAACCATATCTCAGGTGGAGGTGGCGGTGGTGCTAATGCAGTTGGTGCAAATGCTTCACAAACATCATCAGGTTTAGGTGGCAATGGTGGTATAGGTATTAATTGGGAATCTCTTGGAACCTTTTATGCAGGTGGTGGAGGTGGCGGTGCACACAATATTGGCACTGGTGGTGCTGGAGGTCAAGGTGGTGGTGGACAAGGCGGCACTTTAAGTACAAACAATCAAACTGATGGAACTATTAATACAGGTGGTGGAGGAGGCGGACAGGGCAATACAGCTTATCCAGCAAAAGCAGGTGGTTCTGGTATAGTAATTATTCGCTACTTAGGAAATCAGAAGGGTACAGGTGGAACTATTACATCATCTGGTGGATATACTTACCACACATTTACATCATCAGGAACATTCATAGCTTAATTTTTCTGTTTTAAATCATTCATAAATACCCTAATAATAGGGAGCAAAATATGCCTGCCGTTACTGACAGAAGAACTTTCAAAGAATACTGCCTTCGTAGATTAGGATTCCCGGTAATTGAAATTAACGTTGATGACGATCAAATAGAGGATCGTATCGATGATGCACTCCAATACTGGCAAGATTATCACTTCGATGGTTTACAAAAAATATATTATGTTCGTAGAATAACTTCTGGAGATATCCAACAGAAATATTTGGATATGAGCCAAGTTCAGGACAGTTCAAATAATCGTTTGGATATTGTTGGTGTTACCAGAATATTTCCAATCTATGATTCACTTGCCACTTTCAATATGTTCGACCTCAGATACCAACTCCGTCTGAATGAACTCTATGACTTTACCTCAGCATCCTATGTCAATTACAATCTGACCATGCAGCACCTTAGGTCACTTGAATTGATGTTCTCTGGAGAGACTCCTATTCGATTCCAGAGACATATGCAGAAGCTATTCATCGAATGGTCTTGGGGAACTTCACAAGCACCAGAAGGAATGATAGTGGTATCAGAGTGTTATGCCAACATTGATCCTTCCGTTTATAATCGGGTATGGAATGACCGTTGGATGAAAGAGTATACAACGGCATTAATCAAAAGAACTTGGGGAAATAACCTCAAGAAATTCTCTGGTCTACAATTGCCAGGTGGCGTTACAATGAACGGCGATAAAATCTATGAAGAAGCAGTTGGTGAAATAGAAAAACTGGAAACAGAAATGCAATCCGAATATGGTGCACCGCTAGAATGGTTCATGAACTAAATGCCAACCAATCTTTATTTCAACAACTACAATTCTAATGCAGAACAAAGGGTCATTGAAGATTTAATAGTTGAATCTATCAAGATCATGGGCTTTGATGCATTTTATTTGCCTAATGATAATGATATTGCAAGAGATTTATTGTACGGTGAAGATCCAATTAAAAAGTTTCAATCTGCATATCCATTAGAAATGTATCTTTCTTCTGATCCATTGGATTACCAAGGTCAGCAAGAATTCTTTTCCAAGTTTGGTTTAGAAATTAAAGATTCCGTGAACGTTATGTTGTCAAAGCGTTCTTTTGCACAGAGAGTACCACAAACAATAATGACAAGACCACGTGAAGGTGATCTTGTTTATGTGCCATTCTTAAATGGTACTGGCGAATTATATGAAATTACTTTTTCAGAACAGTCAAAAGATTTTCATATGTTAGGTCGCAAACAGCCATATTTCTACGAATTGAAACTAGAGAAATTCAAGTATTCACAAGAAGTCATTGATACTGGTACAGAAGAAATTGATGAGATTGTTGAACAAAATGCATACACAATTAAACTGATTACTGGTGCAGGTACAGGCACATATGAATTAGATGAGATTGTATATCAATCAAATGACAACACTTTTGCAAATGCTACGTGTCAAGCTGTCGTACAAACTTGGTCACCAAATACTAGCATATTAACAATCACTACAATCAAAGGTACATTTGCAACCAATATGAGAGTTATTGGTCAAAGCAGTAATGCACGGTACTTCTTAACAACATATGATCCATATTTGGATAATGTTGCAGATAGTTCTTATGGTAACAAAACAATTAAAACTGAATCAGATTCAATTATTGATTTCTCTGAATCTAATCCTTTTGGTAGTCTATAATGTCAGATATAACATACAATAGAGTTATAAGAAAATTAGTCGTAGGTTTTGGTAGCCTATTTGACAAGATTACACTTGTTCGTTATAATACAGACCGTTCTGAAGATCAAAGAGTATTAGTACCTTTGGCATATGCAACCAAAGAATTGTATGTTAGAAGATTAGAAGATGATCCTAATTTACAAAAGAAGGTACAAATTGCTTTACCTCGTATGTCATTTGAAATGAATGGTTTAACATATGATGTATCAAGAAAACAAAATACAAATATAAAGCAATTTGCAAGAACAACAGAAGGTATTGTATCTCAGTATAATCCAGTACCATATAATTTTGATTTTTCTCTATACATTTATGTCCGTAATATGGAAGATGGTACTCAAATTATAGAACATATACTTCCATATTTTACACCAGATTATACAATTAAATTAAATTTAATTCCAGAAATGGGTATTGTAAAAGAAGTGCCTGTTATATTAAATAATGCATCACATGAAATAGTATATGAAGGTGATAAAAATTCTGAAACCAGAATGATTATATGGACATTAAATTTTACGGTTAAAGGATTTATATTTGGTAAGATTTCTGATACTGGTGGTTTGATTAAACACTCAATTACTAATATATTAAATGGTATACAATCTACAGATATTATTCAAATGAATATGGCGGCATCAGGAATAGGAAATTATAAATTGGGTGAATTGGTATATCAAGGTTATTCATCACAATCTGCAACAGCTAGTGGTATTGTAGAAAGTTGGGAACCTAATAGATTAAAATTAAAAAATATACAAGGCAATTTTGTATCAGATAAAATAATTAATGGTGCAGAATCAAACGCTAAATATAATTTCACTTCTTATGAAATTATGCCAACAAAATTTGCTAGAATAGATATTAAACCTAATCCTTTAACTGCCAACGGAAATAATGATTTTGTTTATGACATTAGAATTAATGAAAGAGATGAGATTGAACCGGTTGGAGATATGCACGTACAATTTGGTACAGAAGAATTACAAGATGATTTATCTTTAAAAAATACAAATCTAGATTTACAACAAAGGTATTAAAATGTCAAAAACCTTACAATTTAGAAGATATCACAGTTCAAACACCAACACTATAGTTGGTGCAAATGGTGAAATTATTGTAGACCTTACTAGAAAAACACTATCTGTACATGATGGTGTAACTGCTGGTGGTTCTAGACTTGCAACAGAATTGTATGTAAACACCGCCATATCTAATGCAACTTCCATTTTAATTGGTGGTGCACCAGGTGCATTAGATACATTAAAAGAACTTGCAGATGCAATTCGATTAGATCCACAATTTGGTAATACCATTCTTGCTTTTGCAAACACCAAAGAAACTATTGCAAATGTAAGCAATTCAATCAATACGGTATCTGCATTAGCACAAGCTGCATTTAATTATGCAAACACAATACCTCTTGTGGATTCAACTGCCAGAGATATAGGCAATACATCGTTTATTCATGCAAACGCAGCTTTTAATGCGGCCAATTCTTTTACTGTAACAGTAAGTGGTCCTTACTTGAATGATTCTGATGCAGCCAACAATTCTATATCAGTTGGTGGTTTATATTACTTTACAGATGGTACAGTCAAAGTAAGATTGACTTAAAATGGATTATATAATATGAGTGAATTTGATAAAAAAATGGAAGAAATATTTGATGTAACACCAACGGTGCCAGAAGAAAAAAAGGCACCTGTGGTGTTGCAACAACATTATAATGATCCAGATTTAAAACAAGATTTGACTGATGCTTACCAACAATCAAAAGAAAATCTACAAGGCATTATAGATCAAGGCAAAGATGCAATGGAAGAAATACTTAACATTGCAAAAGCAGGTCAACATCCAAGAGCCTTTGAAGTTTATGCAACTCTGTTAAAGAATATGACAGAAGCAAATGATAGACTTCTTAAAATACAAAAAGAAATTCGTGACATGGAAGGTGTTAAGAAAGAAACTAATAACACCAATATCGACAAAGCCATATTTGTTGGTTCTACTGCCGAATTAGGAAAACTCCTGAAGAATGGCAAAGCAAACTAAAAATACATACCGTGACAACCCGTTATTAAAAAGGGTTGGCGTACAGATCAATTACACTCAAGAGCAACTTGATGAATATATCAGGTGTGCTGAAGATCCTATTTACTTTGCCAAGTACATAAAGATTATTACACTAGATCATGGTGTCACACCTTTTGATATGTATGACTTTCAACGGGACATGATTAAAACTTTCCATGATAATCGTTTTGTTATTATGAAATGTCCTCGTCAGGTTGGTAAAACAACAACCACAGTTGCCTATCTTCTTTGGGCACTCATATTTAAAGATTCACAGAGTATTGCAGTTCTTGCCAACCGTGGTGAAACTGCTCGTGGTATTCTTGGTAAGTTACAATTGGCCTATGAGAATCTTCCACTATGGTTACAACAAGGTGTGGTCGAATGGAACAAAGGTCGTGTAGAACTTGAAAATGGTTCTGTAATTGTTGCATCGTCAACATCTTCATCTGCGGCTCGTTCTGGTTCGTTTAACATCGTTTTTCTTGATGAGTTTGCTTTCGTTCCAGGAAACATTGCAACAGAATTCTTTACCTCAGTTTATCCAGTTATTACTGCTGGTACAAAAACAAAGATTATTATTGTTTCTACACCAAACGGTATGAATCTGTTTTATAAAATTTGGACAGATGCAATTAATAAAAATAATAATTATGTGCCATTTGAAGTTCATTGGTCAATGGTACCAGGTCGTGATGAAGATTGGAAAGAAGAAACAATCAAGAATACATCTGAAAGACAGTTCAGACAAGAGTTTGAAACTGAGTTTTTAGGTTCGACCAATACACTTATTTCTGGTATAAAACTGCAAACAATGGCATGGAGTCCACCTATCTCTACTCATGATATGTTAAAAATCTATGAGTATCCATTCAAAGGCAATGATGAAGATAAGAAAGATCATCTTTATGCAATTACTGTAGATGTATCAGAGGGTCGAAATTTGGACTGTCAATCGTTTTCTGTATTTGATATTTCAACCACACCTTATAGACAGGTAGCAACCTACAACAGTTCATCTATTTCACCTATACTTTTTCCAACAGTAATTGTAAACGCAGCCAAATTATACAACGATGCGTATATTCTAGTCGAGATTAATAATAATCCTCAAGTTGCAGATATAATTCACCAAGACCTTGAGTATGAAAACCTTTGGAAAGTATTTACAGGTAATAAGAAACCCCAACAATTGTCTGCTGGTTTTGGTCGTGGAGTACAGATGGGTGTCAAAATGTCACCGGCAGTCAAAAGAATTGGTTGTTCCAACTTAAAGACTTTGATTGAAGGTGACAAATTAACCATACCAGATTTTGACACCATCTCACAATTAACAACATTTGTAGCCAATAAGACTTCTTTTGCGGCAGAAGATGGTGCAAACGATGACTTAGCTATGACACTTGTTCTTTTTGGTTGGGCTGCAACACAGAAATACTTCAAAGAAATTGTAAATCATGACATTCGTAAACAAATACAATTAGAAAACATGAACCAGATTGATGAAGAATTGGTGCCAGAACCTATTATTGACAATGGTTTACAACACTCATTTGAAGTTATGGACGGAGATTTATGGGAATTGGCAGACGGATCTGAAACTTATTCTAAATTCATTAAAGATGCCATGAGGAATCTCTAAATATGAACCATCATAAATATCATTATGGTATCTAATTGCCAAATAACATAATAATCAAGGAGATAACAAAATGGCATTTCAAATCTCTCCAGGCGTAAATGTATCTGAAGTTGACTTAACCACAGTAATACCTTCAATACTGTCTACATCCGGTGCCTTTGTTGGTAACTTCACATGGGGTCCAGCAGAATCTATAAAAAATATTGATAGTGAAATTGCTTTAGCATCTAATTTTGGAAAACCAGACACAAATACTGCAATTTCTTTCTTTACTGCTGCAAGCTTTTTAGCATACGGTAATAATCTTAAAACTGTCCGTGCAGTAGGTGATGCTTGTTACAATGGTATATCAAATGCAGGTGGTTCATCCACACAAATTAAAAACGAACAAGCTTTTGATGCATCTTATCTAAATCAAAATAATGCAAATGCAATTGGTCCTTTTGTTGCCAAATATCCTGGTGCATTAGGTAACTCAATTACTATTTCTTTATTGGATGCTGGTGGTACTTTTAGTACTTGGACAGTAAACAGTATAGGCGTTTCAACATATTTTACTGGTGCACCAGGTACATCCGTACAAGCTACCGCTGCAGGTGCAACAAATGATGAAATGCACATCATTGTTACTGACGCAGGTGGTTTAATTACTGGTACAAAAAATACAGTTCTTGAAGTATGGCCATATCTATCAAAAGCAAGTGATGCCGTTGATGCATTAGGCAATTCAAATTACTACAAAAATGTTCTCTACAGAAGTTCGAGATACATTTATGCTGCTGATCCAGTAGACTACGCAAATACTGTAGCTACATGGGGTCAAACTATGAGTGGTACAACATTTAGAACAGTCAACGGTGCTCAAACTTACCGTTTGACAAAAGGTGCCGATGCAACTCCAACCGATGCAAACATTGAAACAGCTTGGGATTTATTTGGAAATGCTGAAGAAACTGACATTTCTCTTGTTGTTACAGGAAATGCATCAACAACAGTACAGCAATATGTAATTGATAATATTGCAAATGCAAGAAAAGATTGTGTAGCATTTATTTCTCCACCATCAGCTTCTGTTGTTAACAATATTGGAGATGAAGCAGACGATATTATCACATGGTATGGAAACTTAAACCGTACATCTTCATATGTTGTTTCAGACTGTGGTTGGAAATATACATTCGACAAGTATAACAATGTATACCGTTGGGTACCACTAAACGGTGACGTTGCTGGACTTTGCGTATACACAGATAACATTCGTGATCCATGGTATTCACCAGCTGGTTTAAACCGTGGTTTTGTTAAAAATGTTGTCAAACTGGCATGGAATCCAAATAAATCTGAAAGAGATACTTTGTATTCTAAAGGTATTAATCCAGTCGTTTCTATTGCTGGTTCAGGCATTGTTTTATTTGGTGACAAAACTTTACAAGATAAACCATCGGCCTTTGATAGAATTAACGTTCGCCGTTTGTTTATTGTTCTTGAAAAAACAATTGCTCGTGCAGCAAGATATTCATTGTTTGAATTTAACGATGAATTTACCCGTGCTCAATTTGTAGCTTTAGTTACACCATTCTTGCGTGATGTTCAAGGTCGCCGTGGTATCTATGACTTCCGTGTTGTTTGTGATAATACTAATAACACAGCTGAAGTTATTGATTCTAACCGTTTTGTTGGTGATATTTACATTAAGCCTGCTCGTTCAATCAACTTTATCCAGTTGAACTTCGTTGCTGTTAGAACTGGTGTTGATTTTAGTGAAGTCGTTGGTAGATTCTAATAAATAATTCAACGATATAGGAGAAAAGAATGGCATTCAATGTAGCAGAATTTAGATCTAATATGATAAGTGACGGCGCACGCCCAAATTTATTTGAAGTAACTCTCACAATTCCAACTCTCGTAGATAATGCAATTGCAGCTTCACAGAAATCAGTTTTTATGTGCAAAACAGCTCAGTTGCCAGGTTCTACAATTGGTCAAGTGCCACTTTATTACTTTGGTCGTGAAATTAAATTTGCAGGCAACCGTACATTTGCTGATTGGTCAGTTCAGATTCTTAACGATGAGGACTTTACAATTCGCAATAGTATGGAAGCATGGATGAACGCAATCAACAGTCATGGAACAAACCTTCGCAATCCAGCTGCAAGAGGTCCTAGCGGATACACAGTAGATGCGATTGTTAAACAGTTTGCAAAGACTGGTGAAATATTGAAAACATATAAATTTGTTGGTATGTACCCATTAGATTTGGCACCAATTGATTTAGATTGGGGTTCAAATGATACCATTGAAGAATATGCGGTAACCTTTGCATATCAATGGTGGGAATCAGATACTACAACTTAATTTTATTATACTACAGAAGGGGCTTCGGCCCCTTCTATTATGCATTTTTTGATTTGGATATAAAACAATATGGCAAATAAATTTTCACTCTTTGGTTTTAGCATTGCACGAAACAAATCTGAACAAGATGAGGAAGTGCAACAATCTTTCACGCCTCCATCAAACGATGACGGCGCACTTACTATTACTTCTGCCGCTTATTATGGAACATATGTTGATCTAGATGGCACAGCAAAAAATGATGTAGAACTTATTACACGATATCGTGAAATGGCAATGCAACCAGAAATTGAATCTGCCATTGATGATATTGTTGGTGAAGCAATTTGCCAAGATGATAATGGAAAAACAATTGATATAGTTTTAGATGGCTTAAAACAACCAGATAAAATTAAAAATTCTATCAAAGAAGAATTTAAAACTATATTGAGATTGTTAAACTATAAGAATATGTCACAAGATATATTCCGTAGATTTTATGTTGACGGTCGTTTATTCTATCATATGATTATTGACCGTGAAAATCCAATGCAAGGTATTAAAGAACTACGTTATGTTGATCCACGCAAACTTAGAAAAGTTCGTGAGATTAAAAAAGTAAAAGATCCAAATACCAATGTAGAAATACAAAAAGTGGTAAATGAATACTACATCTACAATGACAAAGTAACAACAGGAACATCATCCAATTTTGGTCCTGTTGGTGTTAGAATCACAACAGACTCTATTGTAAATGTACTATCTGGTTTAATGGATTCACGTAGAGCAATCGTTCTTTCTTATCTACACAAAGCAATCAAACCATTAAATCAGTTGCGTATGATTGAAGATGCAACTGTTATCTACCGTATTTCTAGAGCACCAGAACGCCGTATATTCTACATCGATGTAGGTAATCTTCCTAAGTTAAAGGCAGAACAATACCTTCGTGATATTATGGTCAAGTACAAGAACAAACTTGTTTATGATGCAAACACAGGTGAAGTTCGTGATGACCGTAAATTTTTATCGATGATGGAAGATTTTTGGTTACCACGCCGTGAAGGTGGAAAAGGTACAGAGATCGATACATTACCTGGTGGACAAAACTTAGGTGAACTGGAAGATGTTAAATATTTTGAAAAGAAATTATACAAAGCACTTTCTGTTCCTGTTTCTCGTTTAAATCCAGAAACATCAGGTTTCTCTCTCGGTCGTTCAAATGAAATTACCCGTGATGAATTAAAGTTTTCTAAATTCGTAGATCGTTTACGCAACCGTTTTTCAGATCTTTTTGATCAAGCATTAAAAGTACAATGTATTCTTAAAGGTATTTGTACCAAAGAAGAATGGGAAGAATTTAGAGAAAACATTACATATGATTTCATTAAAGACAATAACTTTAAAGAACTTAAAGAAGCTGAGTTGATGAAAGAGCGTCTTGGTTATCTACAATTACTTGATGTATATACTGGTCGTTATTTCTCACAGACATGGATACAAAGAAATGTTCTGCGATTTACTGACGATGAAATCAAGACAATGCAAGAAGAAATGGATGAAGAAAAAGAAGCAGGTCTTGGTCTGCCAGTTGGTGTTACCAATGATGTGGCACAAGCACAACTTATGGCACAAGTACCAAGTCAACCAACACATCCAGATGATATTCAAGCACAGCAAGATTTAGCCGCAGCACAAGCAAAACAATCTTCTACCAATGAAGAAAAAACTTTTCATAAGTTAAAACGCATATTATAAATATTTTGATTGAGGAACTATTATGACAGACATTACTAAACAAATTGTTGATTATGCACAAAATGATGATGCCGTTCAATTTAGACAGGCATTATATTCTTCTATTCACGATAGAGTTACTGCACATTTAGATGCGGCAAAACAAGCGGTAGCACAAAATTATTTTAATAATAATGAAGAAGAAGTAGAAGAACCAACAGAAACAAACATTGAACCAGATTTAGCAACTGCACAGGATACACCAGTTGAAAACACTTAAAGAACTTAGAACTGAAGCAGTATATTCAACTATGGAACCTCCATCTGTATTATTGATGAAAAGAGTTTCTGTTAGGCAGTTTGCTGATGGTCGTAGAGTAGCTCTGTACCGTATAGACAAATTAAATAAATATGTAACAATACCATATGGCAATTTAGCTTGGTCTGGCCAAGCGCCGATACAAGCAGAGGAAACAGAGGAATAAAAAATGGCAAACAGATTTTCTTATCAAGTTTTAAAAGATGATACACAAACTGCGGTTATTAAATTAACTGGAGCGTTTGATGGTTCTGGTCAAGAAAGTAATGTAGCACGAATTCAAGCAAATACGCTCTATGGCGCATTAGCAACAAATAGTTTTCCTGTAGCTAATGTTCATGGTGGTGCTGCAAATACGACACTATCGTATTATGGTCTGACTGTCAATCGTGTTTGGTATGATACAGATACGGGCAGCGGTAGTGTTGAATTGTATTGGAGAGATATATCAAGTGCAAGTCCAGAAAATGGTGTTCCTCTATTATTCTTGCAAGGCAATGGTGAGTATGATGGTGCCGGTAACTGGATCACAATTAAAAATCCTACAGTAACAGCAAATAATAATGGCGATATTGCTATTGTTACAAAAGGTCAAGTATCTAATGCAACATATACAATTATTTTAGAACTACGTAAAGATAATGCACATTATCAACGTGGTCAATTTAATGATCCTGCTGCATTTAACTATGGTGCATATTCGTTAAAACCATAATGAAAGATTTTATTTCTAAAATTTTGGAAGGCAATGTTTTAGAAGCAAAAGAAATATTGCAGAAAAAAATAGATGAGTTGGCAGATGATAAGTTAACTCATAAAAAAGCTGAAATTGCTTTGTCTATGTTTGATGGTTTAGATGAAGCAAATGTTATGAAAATGGGACGAACAAAAGTAATAAAAGTTCGTTTTAGAAGAAATTCAAAAGGTCGTATAGTTGTACAAAGACGTAAAAAGTTGTCAGCCATAAAAGGTTATACAACGAGAGGTGGCAAGTTGGTAAGAATGACACCTGCTGAGCGTAGAAACCGAAAGTTGGCAGCAAGAAGAAGTAAATTTAAACGCCGTGCTAAGCTTAGACAATCTATAAGAAAAAGAAGTCTTACTATGCGTAGACGGTCATCAATGGGATTATAAAGATGAAACTCATCAAAGAAATTACCGAAACAGTTAGTTATCTGGTTGAAGAATCAGATGGCAAAAAGGCTTTGCATATCGAAGGACCTTTTCTAGTTGCAGAAAAGAAAAATCGAAATGGTAGACTGTACGAATACAATACCATGAGAAAAGAGGTCGCTCGATATACAGAGGAATACATCGACAAGAAGCGTGCGTTTGGTGAATTAGGACATCCAGAAACACCAACAATTAATCTTGATCGTGTATCTCACATGATTGTATCATTGAGAGAAGATGGTACACAATGGGTCGGTAAAGCAAAAATCTTAGACACACCTATGGGTAATATCGCCAGAAGTCTTATTGAAGGTGGCGCACAATTAGGTGTATCGTCAAGAGGTATGGGTTCTTTAAAAATGAACAAAGAAGGTATTAATGTTGTTCAATCCGATTTTTATCTAGCCACAGCGGCAGATATTGTAGCAGATCCTTCCGCACCAGGTGCATTTGTACAAGGTATCATGGAAGGTAAAGAATGGATGTTAGTAGATGGCGTTTGGACCGAAGTAGATCATTCGAGAGCAATAAAAGAAGTCAAACAGGCTTCAAGACAGGATATCGAAAAAGTAAGTCTACGCATATTTGAAAACTTCATTAAAAAACTTTAATTATAAATATCCAATATAAATCAAGGAGATTTTCAAAATGGCAAAATTTAATCTGTCTGAAGCCGCTAAAGAAATTCTGAATGCCTCTGTTGCATCCAAAAAGGGTGGCCAAGATAAATCAGAAAAATTGTCCGGCGATGTTGCTTACGGTACTAAAGAAGTTGGTGATATTGGTACAGAAGTTACCAAAACAACCGATGCAGGTCCAGATGCAACCAAAGGTACACCACAAGCAACACCACCAGGTGCAACACCACCAGTTGGTTCCGAGCCAGCAAAGAAAATTACTGGTCAACCAGGTCAAACTGGTTCTGTAGAGCAGCCAGAAGGTAAAGCCGCTAAACAGAAATTTGAAAAGAATCCAGGCGCTACATTCCAATCTTACGGTGAAGAAACAGAAACCGAAGAAGAAGTAGTTGCTGAAGAAAAAGAAGAAAAGCATGAAGATGAGGCACAAGATAAAGCTCTCATCAAGAAAATGATGAACAAAGAAAAAATGAAAGAAGATATTGATGCACTTCTTTCTGGTGAAAATCTTTCAGAAGAATTTGTTCAGAAAGCTTCCACAATTTTCGAAGCAGCAGTTATTGCTCGTGCAGAAGAAGTTATTGCTGAAGCAGAAGCACAACTGGCAGAACAATTCGAAGCAGCAATCGAACAAGTTAAAGAAGATTTGGCATCTAAGATTGATGACTATCTAAACTATATGGTCGAAGAATGGATGAAAGACAATGAAGTTGCAATCGAGCAAGGTCTCCGTGCTGAAATTACCGAAGACTTCATTGGTGGTCTGAAGCAGTTGTTTGAAGATCATTACATCGACATTCCAGAAGATAAAGTTGATATCGTTGGTGAACTTACCGGTAAAGTTGGTGAGTTGGAAGAGTCACTCAATGAGCAAATTAATCGTGGTATCGAACTTCAAAAAGAATTGAATGAGAAGAAAAAAGTTGAGGCTATCTACACAGCGTGTGAAGGCCTGACTCAAACCCAGGTAGAAAAACTAAAATCACTCGCAGAGGGTGTTGAGTACACTACCGAAGAAGAATTTGTTACCAAAATGAATACTTTGAAAGAGTCATATTTCAAGGCAGAAGTTAAGGTTGCAGATTCATCAGATTTAAATGACGAAACTCCTATTGAAGAAGATAAGAAGCCAACAACTTCTGTCGATCCTTTGATGGAAGCTTATACTAAAGTAATTTCACAAACTTTGGTTAAATAATTAACCGTTTTTTTAAACAAAAGGAAATAAAATGTACTTAACAGAAGAACTTCAATCCAAATGGAAGCCAGTTCTGGAGCATCCAGAGTTGGATTCTATTAAAGATCCATATAAGAAAGCTGTTACAGCTCTCGTATTGGAGAATCAACAACAAGCAATGAATCAAGACAGAATGTCTTTGATGGAGGCAACTGCATCTGCTCCAACAAACGTTACTGGTTCTGGCATTCAGAACTTTGATCCAATCTTGATTAGCTTGGTTCGCCGTGCGCTGCCAAACCTGATTGCGTATGATGTTGCTGGCGTTCAGCCAATGACAGGTCCAACAGGTCTGATTTTCGCAATGCGTGCTCGTTACGCTACACAAGGTGGTGGTGAGGCATTCTACAATGAGGCAAACACAGTATTTTCTGGTGCTTCATCTGCTGCTAACCCATACGGTTTCCGTGGTACAACAACACCAGATAATGACATCCTAACAAATCCAATCGCAGATTTGACTGCTAACGCATTTACAACTGGTATTGGTATGCCAACAGCAACTGCTGAAGCTCTTGGTTCTGACGCTGGCGCAGCTTTCAAAGAGATGGCATTTAGCATTGAGAAAGTTTCCGTAACTGCTCAGTCACGTGCTCTGAAAGCCGAGTACTCACTTGAACTCGCTCAAGACCTGAAGGCAATTCATGGTCTGGATGCTGAAACAGAATTGTCTAACATCCTGTCTACAGAAATCCTTGCAGAGATCAACCGTGAAGTTATCCGTACAATCTATCTGTCTGCTGTTGCAGGTGCTCAGTATGGTGTTACTACTGCTGGTAATTTTGACCTTGACACAGATTCTAACGGTCGTTGGTCAGTTGAGCGTTTCAAAGGTCTGATTTTCCAAATCGAGCGTGATGCAAACGTTATTGCAAAACAGACTCGTAGAGGTAAAGGTAACGTTCTGATCGTTTCTTCAGATGTTGCTTCTGCAATGGCAATGGCTGGTGTTCTTCAGTACACACCTGCTCTGTCTGCTGACCTGCAAGTTGACGACACAGGCAACACATTTGCTGGTATGTTGCATGGCCGTATCAAGGTTTACATTGATCCATATTTCGGTGGTTACACAAGCAACCAAGAACTGGTTACAATCGGTTACAAAGGTGCTTCTCCATATGACGCAGGTCTGTTCTACTGCCCATACGTTCCTCTGCAAATGGTTCGTGCTGTTGACCAGTTTACCTTCCAACCAAAGATTGGTTTCAAGACTCGTTACGGAATGGTACCAAACCCATTCGCTAAGGGTCCTTTGGCAACAGGTGCTGGAACTTCTCAGATTACGCCACGTAGCAACGTCTACTATCGTATTTTTGCAGTTAAGAACCTGATGTAATATTAAGTCACCGTAGAGTGATAGTTAAAAGGACCTCTTCGGAGGTCCTTTTTTTTTGGCTCATAAATAGTAATATGAGCGAAATACTATTAATGTCTGACCTACTGGACATTCGTTCCAGAAAAATTAAAGAATTGGAATTCTATAACCAACAGTTAAAAGAACTCCAGTTAAAGATGGTATTCATTCAACAAGAAATAACTCTAACAAACAAAATGCCGACATATATGCACCTGGTAACAAAATAACATACAATCAACTGAATATAGACTTTAATATTGATGAGAACCTAGACACTTGGAGACATCTCCATGACTGGTTTCTTTCTATAGCTTCTCCTACTAGTTTTGATGAAAGAAAAAGACTTACTTCTCTACAGAACCGATATACCAGAACCGAAAGAACGGCATTAAAGAATTATTCTGATGCCACTTTAACCGTTTTAAATAATTTGAACAATCCAAAATTGAGAGTTAGATTCGTTAATGCATTTCCTATCTCTTTATCAGACTTACAGTTTGATACCAAAATGTCTGCGGATGATATTATGACCGCAACGGCAACCTTTACTTACGATTACTTTGAATTTGAATCTCTAACATAAAGCTTGACTTCTAACATCTTTTATGTTAGATTATAGGTTTAATGTTACTTTTTTATTATAAATTATGGAAACTTTAGAACACGTATTGAAGAATTGGGAAACAGACACAGATATTGACCAGACTGAACCTGGAAAAGAACTGTTGAAGATACCTAAACTCCACAACAAATATCTTGCAATACTTACCAAACATAAGATTGCCTCAAAAAAGGCACAGTTTGATTACTTGCGTATGCGGAAAATAAAGTGGGAATACTACACAGGTAAAATGTCTCAAGAAGAACTGCAAAGTTACGGGTGGGAACCATTTCAATTTACTTTGAAATCTGACATAACCACATATCTTGAGGCAGACGGAGATTTGATTAAACTTCTAGAAAAGAAAGTATACCATGAAGAAACTATTTCTGTTTTGGAATCTATTCTGAATGAATTGAAACAGAGAACATGGCAATTGCGTGACTTTATATCGTGGGAAAAATTCATAGGAGGACAATAAATGTCTTTTTTAGTTGTTAATATACCACCAATAAAATGTTTTGTACGCAAAGAGTTTCTTTATAACCATGAAAAAGGTCATGGAGAATTAGAACCTTGTGTATGGATGACCGCAAAAGCAATTAAAGGTCAAGCGTTTCGTATTGAATGTATGTTAACTGACTATGGTGCTTTGTTTGATAAACTGCCAATTTCAGCTTATGTTTGGAAATCTGTAGATCAACATTTACCTTTAGATCATTTGCAAATATGGGATTGCCTCTCATATGATATGGCGGTCATAGAAAAATCTAATTTGCGTGGACTTAAAGTAAAATATTTTGGTAAAGACAAACAATTTTATTTTGGTAAATACCTTTTTACAATAGATTTTGCAGCACCAGATTTAAATAGAATTGACACCAGTTTTTCAGAAGGTGTTCAAGAACATAAATCTTATAACTTTATACAACTAGACAATGGTCAATTTGCCTGTCAACCAAACAATAGATGTTTGTGGTATGATGTATCACTTGTTCCTCCAGTTACAAAAAATCCTGATTTTAAAATACCCACAGAAATATATTCGGTAGAAAATGTTTCTAAATGGAGTGTTGGTACTCCAGATTCATGGTTCTATCAATTTGATAAAAAAGAATGAGTGATTTATTAATTAACAAAGTCAATGAGGTATATTTAAAGGTAACTTGTGAGAAACATTTTGCAAAAGAGTTATCAGAATACTTTACATTTTTCGTACCAGGATACCAATTTGTTCCTGCATATCGTAATCGAATATGGGATGGAAAGATAAGACTTTTTGATTTAAGAAATAATTGCCTCTATATCGGATTACTTTCTTATCTTCAACTGTTCTGTAAAGAAAGAAATTACACTTTTGAAATACAAGATAATCTGGATGTTCAAGATGAATTTTCAGTATATCATGCACAGAAGTTTGCAGAATCACTTAATTTAGAATCAGCAGATCGGCCTATAACGGCAAACGAACATCAGATCAAAGCATTCATTCATGTGATGCAACAACGCAGAGCTTTGATATTATCTCCTACCGCTTCTGGTAAATCTCTCATAATTTATCTAATCGTAAGACAATTATTAGATTATCAAAAACTTAAAGGCCTCATAATTGTACCAACCACTTCTCTTGTGGAACAATTGTATTCTGATTTTTCTGATTACGGTTTTGATTCACAGAATAATGTACATAGAATATATCAAGGTAAAGAAAAAGAATCAACACTTCCTGTAATTATTTCTACATGGCAATCGTTATATAAATTACCAAAAGAATATTTCGAACAGTTTGATTATATCATAGGTGATGAAGCACACCTATTCAAAGCACAATCTCTAACAACGATACTTACTTCTTGCACAAAAGCCAAATATAGAATAGGTCTTACTGGTACTTTAGATGGTACAAAAACACACAAGTTAGTATTAGAAGGTCTTTTTGGTGAAGTAGAAAAAGTAATATCAACTAAAGAACTTATCGACAAAGGCAAACTATCAAACTTTGATATTAAATGTTTGGTCATAAAACATACAGATGAAGATTGTCTTAAACTGAAAGACAAAACATATCAAGATGAGATCAAGTATCTAATAGAAAATGAACAGAGAAACAAGTTCATAAAAAATCTTGCGGTATCTTTACAGAAAAATACTCTCGTACTATATCAGATGGTTGACAAACATGGCAAGATATTATACAATTTAATTAAAGATACAAAAAATATAGGCGAAAGAAAAGTATTCTTTGTACATGGCGGAGTAGAAGCCGAAGATAGAGAAGAAATAAGAAAAATTATGGAGATAGAAAATGATGCCATCATCGTGGCATCTTTTGGTACTTTTTCAACAGGTATCAATATTAAAAATCTCCACAATATTATTTTTGCAATGCCAACAAAGTCTACGATTCGTACTCTACAAAGTATTGGTCGTGGATTAAGACAGAATGAAGGTAAAGAAGTTGCAACACTCTATGACATTGCAGATGATTTAAGATACAAAAAACATATGAACTTTACACTAAAACATTTCATTGAAAGGACAAAGATATATAATGAAGAGCAGTTTCCTTTCAAGATTTATAAAATAGGATTAAAAAATGGATAATATCAAAATGGTCAGGTTACAGAATGGCGAAGATATTATCGGAACAATATCCAGTAATACTAGTGGTGTTTATAATGTATCGCATCCTATGGTAGTTGAAATAACATCTCGTAATGGGATGCCAATATTAGGAATGACACATTGGTTGCCTGTACAACTAGTTAAAACAAACGAAGTTACTCTTACCGATAAAGATATATTGTGCATGATTGAACCATCGGAAGACTTCATTGAATATTATAATAATACTGTGAAAAAAATATCTGACCTATTAAAAGCAAAAAAAATTATTAAAGATCAGATAGAAGATCCTGATACCTTTGAAGAAGATATCGAAGAAATTATGAATCATCTTAGAGATATGCCTGGTGATAAAGATATAATCCATTAATATATTTCATCCGAGCACACCGAGACTTTACACCTTTGTCAACACTTTGTCAATAACATTATGTGGTAATTATGAAAAAAGAAAAACACTATATCAATAACGCAGACTTCCTACAGGCCTTAGTGGACTACAAGAAGGCCAAAAAACTTGCAAAGAAGAATAAGACAGAAGAACCTCCTATACCAAATTACATAGGAGAATGTTTTATGAAGATTGCAGAAGGTCTGTCTCACAAACCTAACTTCATAAACTATACCTATCGTGATGAAATGATTTCAGATGGCATTGAAAACTGTTTGATGTACTTTGACAATTTTGATCCCACCAAATCTAAAAATCCATTTGCATACTTTACACAGATAATTTACTTTGCTTTTCTCCGTAGGATACAAAAGGAAAAGAAACAGTTATATGTCAAGTATAAGTCCACAGAGATGTTTGGTATTCTAGATGAATATGAAATGATGGAATTGGAAGATGGTACAACTAGACAGTTTGAATTATATGAGAATATTGCCGAATTCATTGAGAATTATGAAGAAGGTAAAAAGGCTAAGAAAACGGCAAAGAAGATAAAAGGTATTGAAAAGTTCTTAGGAGAGTGATATCATGTATAAAGTTAGTTGGTGTGGAAAAGATGAATGTTTTAGGTTTTTTAAATACTTTAAAGATATAACCGATGCAGCTAAATTTGCAGAAGAAATGTCAAAAGACTTTGTTATAGAGATTAAATATGAAAATAGCGATAATAACCGATCAACACTTTGGAGCAAGGAACGATTCACAGCACTTTCTTGATTATTATGAAAAGTTTTATTCAGGAGTATTTTTTCCACATCTTGACAGTAATGGCATCGATACTGTCCTTATACTCGGTGATACGTTTGATCGTAGGAAATATGTAAACTTTTATTCACTCAAAAGGACAAAAGATATGTTCTTTGATGAACTGGCAAAAAGAAATATTAAAGTTCATATGCTTGCCGGTAACCACGATACATATTTCAAGAATACCAATGAAGTAAATTCTGTTGACTTGTTGTTGCGTGAATATAACAACATTACAGTTATCGATGCACCACACACAATTTATGTTGGTGGTACCGCAATTTGTATGATGCCATGGATTTGTCCTGATAATCATCTGGAATCTATGGATCAGTTAAAACAAACACAGGCAGACATTTGCATGGGCCATTTTGAAATTGCCGGATTTGCCATGCATCGTGGTATGCCATCAAATGAAGGATTAGACCGTGATTTATTCTCTAAGTTTGATATGGTCTTTAGTGGCCATTATCATCATCGCTCTTCTCAAGGAAACATACACTACCTTGGAAACCCATACGAACTCACTTGGCAAGATTATAATGACGCTAGGGGCTTTCACATTTTTGATTTGGATAGTAGGGATCTTGAGTTTATTGTCAATCCTAACATAATGTTTTATCGTATTCTCTACGATGATAAAGAGAAATCAATTACTGAAATTAACGGTTTGGACTTAAAGAAGTATACCAATACCTATGTAAAGGTTGTGGTGGTTAACAAAACTAACCCATACCTCTTTGATAAGTTTATGAATAATCTGTACAATGTCAATCCAATTGATATTACCATTGCGGAAGATTTTACTGACTTGACAGAAGGTGTAGAAGATGATATGATTGATCAAGCAGAAGATACTGTTACTATTATTAACAAGTATGTTGATGCACTAAAAGAAGATCACATTGATAATGAAAAGCTGAAAACTATGATGAAAGAATTATATGTTGAGGCATTAAACCAAGAACAGGCATGATTAAAGGATATATTTACCGTTTTGTGATGAAAATATCTCACAAATTTAATTGGCATCATATGAAACCCAATCCACATTTGGAACCTGGAAAAATTCAATTGTGGTGCCATTGGTGTGGTGCTCGTTGTACCATACCCAATATGAAAGACTATGATAAGATTTCAAAAAGTATGGTGGAAAAGTAGATTTATATAAATAAGGTTATAGGAGATACTATGACTGAAAACGAAAAAATTAAACTGTTGTCCGATTCCACAAAAACCAATAAAGAATTGGCCAAAATATTAAATTGTTCTGTACCAACCATTTGTAGACACAGAAGAAAATACGGCATAACTGTTCCTAGAGGCTTGAAACCTGGACAACATAATAATATAATAACAAAATATAAAACAAATTGTTTGTTTTGCAAAAAAGAATTTGAAACCGTACCTTCAGCTAAACAAAAATATTGTTCCAGAATATGTTTAAATCGAAGTGAAGAATACCTTTTGAAATTGAAACATTGCGATAAATCTTATATGCAAACGGAACAATATAGAAAAACTTTAATGAAAGATGATACTCCGGAATATAAAAGATATAGGAATAGAGTAACAAAATTGTCGGAACAAACATATAAAGAGAATGAATTACTTTTGAATCCAAAAGGTTACAAAAGAACCAAATGTGGTGTTGCCGATGGTTATCAATTAGACCACAAAATAAGTGTGAGAGAATCTTTTGATAAAGGTGTTTCTCCAGAAGAAGTTTCTAAATTAGAGAACCTTCAAATTTTACCATGGAAACAAAATTTACTGAAACGATGAATATAATATGATTACCTTCCAAAAGGTCAGATGGTGTAATTTTTTATCTACCGGCCAAGCATTTACAGAAATCAACTTTCAAAAATCACCAAACACACTCATTATTGGTCACAATGGTGCGGGTAAGTCCACTATTTTGGATGCATTGTGTTTTGGTCTTTTTGGTAAACCATTTCGTAAGATAAACAAACCACAATTACTAAACTCCATCAATCAGCAAGCTTGTGTTGTTGAGGTTGAATTTGCCATTGGTAAAAAGAATTATAAAGTAATTCGTGGTATTAAGCCAAATGTGTTTGAAGTTTACCTTGGAGATAAGTTACTTGACCAAGATGCTAAGGCAAAAGACTATCAAGAGTTCTTAGAGAAGTTCATTCTAAAGATTAACTACAAATCATTTACACAAGTGGTGATTCTTGGTTCGGCCTCATTTGTTCCGTTCATGCAGTTATCGCCAGCAGACAGGCGAGCAATCATTGAAGATTTATTAGACATTGGTATCTTCTCATCGATGAATGGCATTGTCAAAGAAAAGATGTCTAGTATCAAAGACATTTCCACAAAAAATAAGTATGAAATGGACTTGACATCCGAAAGAATTAATTTCCAAAAACAAAGTATTGAAGAACATAGAAATCGTAATGACGAGGAGATTGCCAAAAAGAAAGCAGAGATTGCATCTAGTATAGACCAAAACTTTAGGTTACAAAGAGATATTGAATTAATCCAGAAACACATTGATGTTCTCCAGAAAAAAATTCAAGATAAAGTTTCCGTAGAAAAGAAAAGTAAAAAGCTGTTACAGTTAGAATCCAAGATTGAAACCAACATTAAGAAAAATGAAAAGGATATTGCTTTCTATGAAGAACACGACAACTGCCCAACCTGCAAACAAATCATTGACGGAGAATTCAAGTCAGAACAAGTTACCGAAAGAAAATCAAAAGTCACTACACAACGGGAAGGCCTTGCGGAAATCTCAACGGAGATTGCTAAAGCAAACCAACGAATAGAAGAAATACATTCAATCATCAAACACATTTCATCACACAATAATGAAATTGTAAAACACAATTCAACCATATCGGCAGTACATAAGTTTGTGGACAAATTACAAAAAGAAGTAGAAGCTTTGTCTACACATAAAGATAGTATTGAAAGTTCAAATGATAAACTACGAGAACTTAAAGAAGAACTTGGACTGTTGGTAAAGAAGCAAGAAGAATTATCCGTTGAAAAACAATATTATGAGTTTGCTGGATCGTTGTTGAAAGATACTGGTATTAAAACCAAGATTATTCGACAGTACTTACCAATCATGAATAAGTTGATTAATCACCGAGATGAATTTAGTTATGCAAACTTTTCAGAAGGTGAAAAGATGCGAATTGATTTGGCTCTATTGTTTACATGGAGACAGATTGCAAAATTAAAGAACAGTACTAATACCAATCTATTAATACTTGATGAAGTATTTGATTCATCATTAGATGGTACTGGCACAGAAGAATTTTTAAAACTGATACATGAAATGGGTTCAGATACAAACATATTTGTCATATCACATAAAGGTGACCAATTGTTTGATAAATTCAGATCAATTATTAGATTTGAAAAGAAAAACAATTTTAGTCAGATTGCAAAATAGGAGAATATTATGCCTTGGTTTTTAGGAAAAGATAAATTTGATGAGAGGTGGGCTTGGGTACAAGTATTCACCGAACAAGAGTGTATAGAAATAATCAAATTAGGTAAAAAATCTAATTTAAATAAAGCACTCATTAATGATGGTGAAGAAGATGAAAAAAGGAGAATTACTGATATCTGTTGGTTTAGATGTGAGAGAGAATACTTTTCTGAATTTGAATGGATATATCGAAGATGTACAGATGTTGTAAAAAATATAAATGAAAAATTCTTTAACTATGATTTGACTTTTATTGAAGAACTTCAATTTACTGCTTATAATAAAAAAGGAAGTTTTTATGGCAAACATATAGATTCTACATATGAAGGAAATACTCACAGAAAGTTATCATTTACAATACAATTAAGTGATGAGAAAATGTATAAAGGAGGAGATCTTTTATTGTACAATTCAAAAGATCCAGATAATGCACCAAAAGGTATCGGTGTCATGACAATTTTTCCTTCTTGGACATTACATGAGGTTACACCAATAAAACAAGGAGAAAGATATTCACTTGTTGGATGGGTCTGTGGACCAAAATTTAAATAGGAGATTATAATGTCTGAAATTATTACAATTGATACAAACCAAGAAGCAGTAATTGCACCACCACAACCAAAACAATTATTGAAATTGGTTAAAGAAACTGATCCTATTTTGGCTCAAGCAATGCCAAAATTTGATTTTGATAATCCACCAATCGATCCAAATGCACTAGCATCTAGATTGACTGATACCTGCAAAGAATATCGTGGCGTTGGATTGTCTGCCAATCAATGTGGAATGCCATACCGTGTCTTTGTTATGGGTGCTGATGATGAATATGTGGCATTTTTTAATCCAGAAGTTACACACGTTTCACATGAGATGGCACACATAGTAGAAGGTTGTTTGTCTTTTCCTTTCTTAGGATTAAGAATTACTAGACCTGCTGAAATCAAAGTGAAGTATCAAGACTTTACTGGTGCCGAAAAAACAGCACAATTTTCTGGCATATCTGCTCGTTGTTTTCTGCATGAGCTTGATCATATGAATGGTGTCGTGTATACTGAGAGAGTTAAACCTCTTGCTTTGGCAATGGGTATTAAGAAAAGAAATAAACTATTGAAGAAAATGAAACTAGCATAATGGCAACACCCATAGAATTCGTAGATAAACAATGGCAGGATTGGCAAGAAAGCAATCCTAAAATTGAACACATCGACACAAATGAAGTCAAAGATAGGCTCATTGAAAACCTGTCTTACGCATCACAAATGGATGTTCGTGAATATACATTGTATCAAAAATGGTGTGAAGTCAAAGAGAGATATCCAGTAGAACAGATATCAACATTATTTGGTGATGAAGTTCAAATGGTTAGTAAAGAACAAGAGAAACTTATCAAACAAGTTAAATCTAACTTCTGGATGCCAAAAGAACCTGATGATTATGAAAAGTTAAAACCTGTAATGCAAATTTCAAATGGCGATTTGGCAGAAACATGGAATGCCATTCGAACATTTTCTTCTACAATGAAAAACAATTCAAATATAGGAAGAAACTTATTCTATACTATTGTTGATGATGTAACTAAAAAATATCTTGGTGTAATTTGTATCTCATCAGATTTTTTAGATTTAACACCAAGAGATAAAGAAATTGGATGGTCAAGAGAGGTTAAGACACAACAAGGCATGATTAACCATACCGCAATTGGTTCTACTATCGTACCTTTACAACCTTTGGGATTTAACTACATGGGCGGCAAGTTACTTGCTTTGTTGTGTCTCTCTGATACCGTACAGAAAGATTGGCAAGAAAGATATGGTGATGTTCTAGTTGGTGTCACCACAACATCTTTATACGGAAATACAAAATCTAATGGACTTTCACAATATGATGGGTTAGAACATTGGAAAAAAATGGGTTTTTCTTCTGGTTCTGTTGCATTTGAACCTACAAGAGAAACAAGCAGAATGGTTTTCAATTGGATTAAAGAAAACCATACAAGAAAATATTTTGAGTGGTGGGAAGCCAAAAACACACAAGGTCTTCCACTTAAGCGAGATCACAAAAATAGGTCATTGAATTTCGCTTATTCAAAATTAGGTATTCCAAAAAATCTAATAAGAACGGAACACCAAAGAGGTATATATTTTTCTTACCTCTATAATAATACTTCTGAATTTCTAAGGAAAGAAATTAAGGAAGATAAACTGGTAAAGTCGTTTGATACCAGTGAAGAAACTCTTGCCAATATTTGGAAAACCAAGTATGCTAAGGGTCGTATATCAATGTTAAAGAAAAAGAATACCGTTTCATATGATTCTCTTTTCTATGACGATTTGATATACCTGTCTTGGGAAGAAACCAAGGCAAAATATCTACCACAAGTTGGTCGATAGTCAAGTATACCACAAATAATCTTGACAAATCATATACATAATAGTATACTGTGAGAACTTGCTTAAAGCAAGGATTTAATTTAACTATGAACAAGGAGTTTATATAATGAAGTTATCTGCAAAAGACAAAATGTTGAACGCCCTCAAAGCAAAAAGTGGTTACAACACTTTCACCGTAGCACAAGCACAACGCCGTTTTGGTATCAGCAATGTTACCGCCCGTATCGATGAACTTCGCAAAGAAGGCCATTGCATCTACACAAACTCCAAGCGTACAGAAGATGGTCGTTTGGTTAAGTTCTACCGCATGGGTAAACCAAGCAAAGCTCTCGTTCAGGCAGCTTTGCGTGCCGGTTACTCTTTCAATCAGTAATATTGATTTGAGTTGGGAGGGTTACTTCGGTAACTCTCCCTTTTATCACACATTGGAGTTATAATGGAAATTTCAATTAAAAAAGAAGATTTACAAAAGAAAAGTTTATTCGTTGCAACCCCAATGTATGGTGGACAAAATTATGGGTTGTACATGAAATCATGCCTTGATCTACAAGGTATGTTGATGTCTTATGGTGTACCCATCAAATTTTCTTTCCTGTTTAATGAATCATTAATTACACGTGCAAGAAATTATCTTGTTGATGAATTTCTACATCGTTCAGATTGCACACATATGTTGTTTATTGATTCAGACATTCACTTTAATCCACAAGATGTTATTGCAATGTTGGCATTAGATCGTGATGTCATCGGCGCACCATATCCTAAGAAAGCAATTAAATGGCGTTCTGTTAAACGTGCAATGGAAAAGAATCCTGACATTGATCCAGGTCTCTTAGAAAAAGTTACAGGTGATTATGTGTTTAATCCTGTTAAAGGAACCGCACAGTTTTCGGTCACAGAGCCACTTGAAGTTATGGAGATTGGAACTGGATTTATGATGGTCAAGCGTGAAGTATTTCCTAAATGGGAAAAAGCTTATCCAGAGTTTCGTTACAAACCAGATCATGTTGGTCAAGCCAATTTTGATGGCACTCGTTACATTCATGCATATTTTGATACCGTTATTGATGAAAAATCAGAGCGATATCTCTCAGAAGATTATATGTTCTGCCAATGGTGGAGAAACATCGGAGGACAGATTTGGTTGTGTCCTTGGATGAGAACCTCACATATCGGCACATATCATTTTCAAGGAGATATGCCTGCTGTTGCAAACTATGTGGGTGAAATGTAATGAAATTCAAAGACATAGTTAAGGCATCACAAAATGCCTCAACTGGTGGCCGTAAGTTTGACGGGGGAAAATTACAATATGGTTTGATTCCACCGTTAGCACTAAAAGAGATGGTAAAAGTATTAACTTTTGGTGCTGAGAAGTATGAAGCCGATAATTGGAAAATTGTTCCCGATTCTAAACGCAGGTACTTTGATGCCATGCAACGCCATCTGTGGGCATGGAAAGAAGGTGAACAGATTGATCCTGAATCTGGTATTCACCACTTGGCACACGCAATGTGTTGCCTATATTTTTTATATGAACATGATGTAAAGTATTCTATTGACAAATAATTCAATTTGTGATTTGTGTATACGACCTAAACCAATTTTTGTCTGTACAAGGTCTTTTCAAAGACGGTGAAATTGATTTTACAGATTCAAATATTCTATTCAAATCTGGTAACAGAAAAACAAGTTACAGGATGGCAGCAAAGGAAACTCTTGTTGTCCCTCCAGAAAAAGAACTTGTCATGCCAACAGTTGATGATAGTTTTACATTGAAATCTGATGATTATGATATTCTGATGAAAACTGCTTCAACGCTTTCATCACCACACATTGGCATCATTTCTGATGGTTCAACAATTGAAGTTGTTTCTTTTGATGCAAAAGATGATTCTGCACACACCAATTCTATCGCTGTTGGTGAAGGCAAAGGAAAACAATATAAGATTGTATTCAATATCGAAAATCTCAAAATGATTCCTGGATCATATGATGTTAGTATCTCTTTTAAAGGCATGGTCAACTTTAAGAACAGTAGAGATGACATTCAGTATTGGATTGCATTTGAAAGTAAATTAACAAAGATTGGCGAATAAAGTGGAACCAGTAATCATCGATGATTTTATTCCTTTAATATTTCAAAAGTCCATTTATGAACTATTGTGTGGAGAAGATGTACAATGGAAGTTCTCTAAGTATTCCACATATTCACAACCAACGGATAATCTTTGGAGTATTGATGAACCAACTAAAGAACATATTCAATTTAAACATTATTTTGTAGAGGACAATGTAACAAAAAGTATTTTCTTACCTTATATTGCACCTTTGATTGCTGAATATGAGAGATATGTTGGCAAGGTTACTGGAACAACACGTATCAAAGCAAACCTATTGATGCCTCAAGGTTCTCCAACTTTAGAACCACCTCATGTGGATGATTCTAATCCTGAATCTTACAAAGACGGAGTTTATCTTGGTGGAAGAAAAACACTTCTATACTATGTAAACGGTGGTGATGGTGATACCGTACTCTATAATGAAAAATTTTATGGAGAACCGGTTGGTAGTTTAACCAGAAATCAAGTAATCACACCTCAAAGAGGTCGTGCTGTAATTTTTGATTCGAATCATTTACATTCGGCTTGTTCACCAACAGTTAAGCGGTATCGATTAATTATTAATTGTATATTTGGATAAACTATGACTACAGTACAAACATTATTTGGAAACTTTAATGAAGAACAGTTGAAAACATTAAAAGATGCTATCTCAGAAATCAATTCATCTATGACAAAAATTGATTCAGAGAATGAAGCAATCAAAGATATTGTTGATGGAACATTTGATGCATTAAAAATTCCTAAAAAGATTATTAAGAAGTTAGCTAAGGCACAATACAATCAAAGCATTCAGTCTGAAACTGCTGAGTTCAATGAGTTTGTGGCTTTATTTGAAGGTATGAATGAAGTAAAATGAGTTGTAAATATATTATGGAGAATGTGAATGGAACATCTACTTTGGGTCGAGAAGTATCGGCCAAAAACTATTGAGGAATGTATTCTACCAGATGCATTAAAGAATACCTTTCAAGAATATGTAAATCGAAAAGAAATTCCTAATCTACTATTATCTGGTAGTGCAGGTGTTGGTAAAACTACAGTTGCTCGAGCTTTGTGTGAACAGGTTGGTTGTGATTATATCATTATCAACGGTTCAGATGAATCAGGCATCGATGTTCTACGCACCAAAATCAAAAACTATGCCTCATCTGTTTCACTTATGGGTGGCCGAAAGGTTGTCATTATTGATGAGGCAGACTATCTAAATCCAAACTCAACACAACCTGCAATGCGTGGTGCAATAGAAGAATTTGCATCCAATTGTTCGTTCATCTTTACTTGTAATTTCAAGAATCGTATCATCGATCCAATTCATTCTCGTTGTGCTGTTGTTGATTTCAAGATCAATGGTTGCAAACAGAAAATGGCTACATCATTGATGAAAAGAATTGAACACATTCTAGAACAAGAAAATGTTCAATATGAAAAGTCTGTTCTTGCAGCACTCATCACAAAACACTTTCCTGATAATAGGAGAGTTCTCAATGAACTACAAAGATATTCCGTATCTGGTGTAATCGATAAAGGTATTCTTGGTAGTGTTGCTGATGTTGATTTGTCTAATCTTATTACAGCATTGAAAGGTAAAGATTTTTCATCTGCTCGTAAATGGGTCACCAACAATCTAGATAACGATCCAACAAAACTATATCGTAAACTTTATGAAGGTCTGTATGAAGTTTTGAAACCACAATCCGTACCTCAGTTGGTTTTAATTCTTGCCAAGTATCAATATCAGGCTGCGTTTGTTGCTGACCACGAAATCAACACAACCGCTTGTCTTACAGAAATCATGGTTGATTGTGAGTTTAAATAATGAAAAGAAATATATTTTTTGAAATTCAATATGAGCCCGAAGATTTTCTTCCTTTATTTTTAAAAGAAATTTCTTTAGATAATTTTGAAAAAGTTATAATTAGAGAAGAAACTGCTCAAGGTTTTTTTACTAATAGAAAATTGGCAAATAGAGGAATATATATTTTATATAAAAATGAACAGCCAATTTATGTTGGGTGTTCTGAATCTTCTATTCATAAAAGAATAGGTAGATTTATATCTGGTGTTCGTGGAACAGAAAGGCCTGATGAAAATCATTCTGCTGCATACAAATATATTGATATATTTGGTCGTGATCTGAGCGATATTACAGTTAAAACTATATCAATTTCACCACAAGATTTGCCTGAATATATTAACCTGACAGATATAGAAAATACTTTGATTTACAGTTTAAAACCTTTATTAAATAGTGAAACTCATTATGATTACAAATTTGAAAAAGGTATTAAAATTGTTTCAATAAGTGAAAAAAATGCCAGATTTATTTAAAGAAATCGTACCTGCCATACTACAAACCAAGAAGAATCCGTTTAGGGACGAATTGGATCTAAAGGATTACAATGCTTTTGTCGTTAACCGTTCATTGTCTTACCATATGGATTGTGTACTTTATGCCAATGAGATGAACAAGCATCCGGATCTGTCACCAGATTTACAGTTCCAGTACCTTCTAAATACCATTAGGTCTATGAAACGGAAATTTGAACCGTGGCAGAAATCATCGGCCGACAAGAATCTAGGATATATTAAGACATATTTTGGTTACTCAAATGAGAAGGCCAAAGAAGCCTTGCGTATTCTAAATGATGAGCAGATCGCTGAAATAATAAAAAGAACAGATACAGGCGGAATGAAAAAATCATGATTTCGATTACAGATTTAATAGAAGTGATATTAGATGAAAAAGACGATTTTCTGAAGGTTCGTGAAACGCTTACCAGAATCGGTGTTGCTTCCAAAAAAGACAAAACCCTATACCAGTCTTGCCACATATTACACAAACAAGGCAAGTACTATATCGTACACTTTAAGGAACTGTTTGCTTTAGATGGTAAACCTAATGACATTTCAGAGAATGACTTATCTCGTAGGAATGCCATAGCCAAACTGCTAGAGGACTGGGGTTTGGTGGAAATTGTAGATAGAAAAAAGGTAGAAGATCCACCACCTATATTTCTATCACAGGTAAAGATCATTTCACATAAAGAAAAAGATGACTGGAATTTAGTACCAAAATATAATATTGGTAAAAAACCAGGATCTTATTGACACCTAGTATAAATACTAGTATAGTAAATGGTGCCGTGCCTATTGGGCGGCAATTTTGATTAACTCGCTTAACAAAGGAGAAAACTATGAAAGCGTACCTCAACACGGCTATTGATTCTGTTCAATACGCCAAAACTCAATTCCTTAACACATTTGTAAATGAAGAAACTATTCGTGAGCCACTACAACTTTTTGTAGATGCTCAGGCACAATTTGCTCGTCAGATGGTTCATGCTTCTGATGTGTTTGTTGAATCTGCCACAAAATATGATTACTCCGGTGCTTTTGAAAAAGCATTGAAATCTTACAAATCATTTGCTTAAGGAGATATATTATGACTACATTTCCTAGCCTTATTGACTATTCAAAACACCTGCAACCTTTTTCTATCGGCTTTGATAAATTTTTTGATGATGTATCACAGATGACAACCGAGATCGGTAAAAAAGCAATTGCAAATTACCCACCTTACAATATCAAACAAGTTGAGAAAAACAAATACATTATTGAATTGGCAGTAGCAGGTTTTGCCAAATCTGATATTGAAGTTACATTGGAAGGTAATAAACTGGTTATCAAAGGTTCCGCAAAAGAAGATGATTCTTCTGAAGAATACTTCTATAAAGGAATTGCTAACCGCAACTTTATTCGTACATTTACATTGGCAGATAAGATTGAAATTAAAAATGCCGAAATGGTAAATGGTATGTTAAAAGTTTGGTTGGAAAATCTGGTACAAACTCAGGATGCCATTAAAAGGATTACCATTAACGGTGATGAGTAGTTGGTAATAATACGGAGAGGTACTTGACATACCTCTCCGTTTGTAGTATTATTATAGTATGAAAAATGTGAAAACTCCTACCATTTTAACTGTTCGTACCAAAACGAACCAGCAGACCTATTACACTTGGTCACATTGGCCATCAAAAAATATTGATGGTATCACTTTTATTCCTGTTAATAAATTTATTCCAAATAATGACTCTTTGAGAGAAGTGCATTATATTAAAAAAGATAATATTGAATATGTCAAATAAGATTTTAAATTATTTGAAGTATTCTGGTTTCAATATAACATTTAAATGTAATCCTTTTCATTGGCGTGTAGATGCATATATTACAAAATCTGATGAATGGGTTATCGACAACGACACTTTAATTATTGAAATGTTATGTTTAACTTTTAGAATTTGGATTGATGATGGTTATTGGTAATCTTGCGTCTGTAGCTCAATTGGTTAGAGCAGCGGACTCATAATCCGTTGGCTGGGGGTTCAAGTCCCTCCGGACGCACCACTTTATTATGAAACAAAAATATATTAACGCATACATGGATGTTGCACACCGCTTTGCTCAGTTATCAAGTGCAAAGCGTTTACAGGTGGGTGCAATTATTGTCAAAGATGACAGAATCATTTCCATTGGTTATAATGGTATGCCTGCCGGTTGGACTAACGATTGTGAATACCGAGATTATAAGTCACCATACGAACATGAATTCCGTGAAGAAGATGGCACCAGTTATAATCTAAAGACCAAACCAGAAGTCATCCATGCAGAGGCCAATGCGATTGCGAAACTCGCTAAAGGTCCTGAATCAGGAGACGGTTCCACGATGTTCCTGACCCATGCCCCGTGCATAGATTGTGCAAAACAAATCTACACCTCTGGAATTAAAAAGGTCTACTTTCGAAAACATTACCGTGACAGCCATGGAATTGAGTTTTTGAAACAATGCAACATAGAGATAGAAATTTCACCAGGTGAAATTAGTTAGTCAGATAAATAATGTATATCAAGGGAAAGGACCTAAGATGAAACTCAGCATCGTTAAATGTCCTGATAAAGAACGCTTCCGACCATTCGTTAAGCGTGCAGCTCTCTTTTATGCCGAAAATTTGTTATCCAAGAAATTAATGGATAATATCTATGTACAAATCAAGTTCAATGATAAACTAGATGTATATGGATATGCTAGTGTTGAAGAATACAATGATTCTGGAAAACCAAGAGAATTTTTAATTGAGTTAAATCCAGGCATTGGCGCAAGAGATATTTTAGAAACACTCGCTCACGAAATGGTTCATGTTAAACAATATGCTTATTCTGAAATGAATGAATCAGCAACTCGGTGGCGTGGCACAAAAGTCAATGTAGATACCATAGATTACTGGTTTGAACCATGGGAAATAGAAGCCTACGGTATGAGCACAGGATTATTTACTAAGTTTGTTATTAAAGAAGAATTACACAAAGTGTTTAAAAATATTCAAGATCCAGACACACCTATAGTAGCAGAACCACTTGGTTGGTTAGAATGGCCGCAACAGGATTTTGAAAATCAAATTTAAAATATAATTAAATTCCAAAACCTCAAGGCCTAAAAATCTTGAGGTTTTTTATTTCCAAGTGTTGTATTTTTACAACAGTAAAGCTTGACAAAATATTGTGGTAGTGATAATATAATATTTGTTCTTTAAAAAGTAAAAGGGGGAGTGAGCGCGAACGTCACGCCTACTCTTAAACAACAGCCACTCGTTGGGAAACGCTTGGTGTGCCCCTTATCATTGGGTAGCGAGCAGAACAGGTTACTGCACCGGACTGTAAATCCGGCGCCTTAGGCATACGGGGTTCGAGTCCCTGGCTACCCACCATATATAAGGTATTGAATTGCCTCTTTAGTTAAATGGCATAACAGCTCACTTGTAATGAGCAATTGGCAGTTCGATTCTGTCAAGGGGCACCAAATAGGAGATAAACATGATATCTTATTTACTGATTATTTGGTTAGGTTCTATAGAAAATTTTGCAGTTGTAGAAGAATTTAAAAATGAAAAAGAATGTTTAGCAAAAAAACACACCTTTGAAAAAGCACTTAAACAGGCAAAATCACAAATGAATGTGTCTTGTCGAGTTAGATATCAAAGTAAATAAAACAACCGAGTGTAGGATAGTCTGGTTATTCCGCCTGCTTTGGGAGCAGGAAATCGCAAGTTCGAATCTTGCCACTCGGACCATTTTTATAAAAACATATGAAAATATTAAAAGAACTTACAGATAAAGATAAAAAAGAAATATTAATGTATTGCTTGATGGCATTGTTTTGTACAACATTGGTCATCTTAGCTATTGCTTGGTCAAGAGGCCGTGATGTTGACTACTTCAAAGAACGTGTACTCATATTTGAAGGTAGATTAGACGGTATGCATAAAGTCATACACGATACAAGAGATAAAAATGATATTGTGATACAACGATTAAAAGAAGCAAATGAAAAACTCGATAGAGTTATTGAAAAACAATCTGAACAAGAAAAATGGATAGAGGAGTGGAAAAAACTTCCACAATTACCAAAACCGAAAAGGTGACTTTATGAAAAAGATCAATCTTGAAGAAGTAAAAGAATTTATTGAAAAACAAAGTACAGAAACAAAAATATACATTGGTTGTGATTCAGAAAGATTCAAGATTGATAAAGTGTGGTATGCAGATTATGTTCTGGCAATTGTAATTCATATTGATGGAAAACACGGATGCAAATTGTTTGGTGAAGTATACCGTGAAAAAGATTATGATCAAAAACAAAATCGTCCAAGATTTCGTTTAATGAATGAAGTATATCGTGTAAGTGAGTTATATTTAAAACTTGCAGATGTACTTGAAGGTCGTGATGTTGAAGTTCATCTGGACATTAATCCTTCCGAATTACACGGGTCAAACTGTGTTATCAACGAAGCCATTGGTTATATTCGTGGTACCTGTAATGTCATACCAATGGTCAAACCTCAAGCCTTTGCGGCATCATATGCAGCCGATAGACTAAAAACTCTAAACATGGCCTAATTGTTTTTTTCGATCACCACAATAAAAAAATATCATATAGGTAATAAGTCATTTTTGTGTTGCTTTGCACTAAGTAATAATGTATAGTTTAATACTATCAACATTAATTATTTGAAAGGAAAAATAAATGAGTGTCACAATTAAAAATTTGGAGGCTGCTTTTGCTGGAGAATCGCAGGCTCATGTGAAATACAAGTATTTTGCCAAACTTGCTCGAGAACAAGGGTATGAGGATGTTGCAAAACATTTTGAACATACTGCCGAACAGGAAGTAAAACACGCATGGGGACATTTAGAACTGCTTGTTGGTACACTAGATGTAAACGATTGCCTTCAAAAAGCCATCGATTGTGAAACATATGAATACACCGAAATGTATCCAAAAATGTTGGAAGAAGCAATTGCAGAAGGTAATGAACAAGCAGCAAAAGAGGCACAAGATCAAATTAATGAATCAGTAGAACACGCTGAAAAATTTAAGAAAGTCTTAGCACTTGCCGCAAAGAGATTCAAAGCACTACAAGGTGCCGAAAAAGTTCATGCTTCCAAATATCAACAAATGAAACAGGAGATTGCATAATGAGATACTATCGTTGCGTGGTCTGTGGCCACATATTAACAGAAGAAGATTATGCTATGTTACCAGATTCAGTTGGCTGTCCTGAGTGTGGTGTTTCAAAACAAGATTATGAATTGGTTGTTGAAGAATAACTGACCATAGCGTAGCGGATAACGCAGGTGCCTTCTAAGCATCTATACGGGGGTTCGATTCCTCCTGGTCAGGCCAAGTTTACCAGAAGTAGTATTGATTTTTTGTGAGAGTGTATATATAATATTATAAATGCGGTCTGTAATAGTACGAATTGAGTTCCCACTTAGTTTAGCCGAGCATAGCGGCCGACCGCTCCAAATTTCGAAATTTTTCAATCCGGCTCCGAAAAAAAATCCAAGAATCCGGAGATTGAAAAAAATGATTTTAGATTTTATACTTAGTGATGTCGTATAGACTAAAGTACCCAATTAAAAACATATGGGTCCAAAAGTCCATAAGAATTTCGATTGGATGTTTCATTTTAGTTTAACTAAAACCTCTAATAAGAATAGTAATGAAATACACAGTAATGTTATTAGTGCTACCTTCGGAGCCAGTCTCATAAAAAAATCACCTATTTCTTGTTTCAGCTTTTCTCTCTGCTTCTCTTTTAACTTGGGCGGAATGGTAATCAAGATATATCAATGTTAACATAGATACAACTGTAACAATTGCAATCATTGGTTGGTTACTTTTTTTAGGCGGTTTCATATTTTGTATAACTTGAAAAAATATGTTATGAGAGCCGCTACTGTAACACACCACCACATCAAATCTTGCACTTTGTGACGATCAGCATCTATAAGAGCTTTTTCTTCATCATGCTCTTTTTTTTGTTTCTCTTTAATTTGTTCTACTTCATTCCAAGCGTTATTACCATATTTATCAGTAACGGATTTCTTTAATTTGGCTAACTCTGATTCTCTTTCTTTTTGTTTTTCGTATTCCTTTACGGCACGAAATTCAGCAAATTCGGCCCACTTTAGAGCCTTCTCTTTATCTTCTAATCTTTTTTTATGTTGTGCTTGGATAAGGCGTTCATTTTCAGCCTGCTCATCGGTGATTACACTACCAAATTCTTTACCTAATTGTTTGGCTTCTTTGATCGAGCCAAGAGCTGCCTTACCAGCAGATAAATCTAATTTTGACATTTTAGTATCCTAATCAAACTATGCAAAACGAATCACGCACAAATTCAATCAAGTCACTTTTTCTTTTTGAATATATTGAATAAATCCAAGTTTTTAATTTCTTGGAGTTCTAACAATACATATATGGAGATGGCCAATGAAAGTATTGCTATGCCATATGCGATGTAATCCATGTTAATCGAAATATACCTTTCTTTTTATTGACAATCTAATCAGAAACTAGTATACTTCCTATTCAACTCACTCTATTATTTATATAAAAAAAGAGGTATTAATATGAAAATTTTAGCAGCCAAACTTATTACCGGTGAAGATATTCTAGGTGAACTGGAAGGTGAATCTGAAACAGAAATAGTTTTTATCAATCCAGTATCCATTGCGGTTGTTCGTGGTAAAGATGGAACACCAAATGTTGGATTCGCACCATTTCCAATTCACGCTCAACAAAAGACCGGTTCATCTATTGCCATTCGTAAGAAACATATTGTATATTCTTATGAACCAGCAGAAGATTTTAAACAAAACTATGATCAAATTTTCGGTACAGGAATTGTTGTGCCAGGACAAAAACAAATTATTACAGGATGAAATCATTCTATACTAATGTTCAAACCTTTGGCAGTAACATACTATACAGAGGTATACAGAACGGAAAAAGGGTGAAGCAGAGAATTGAATATTCTCCTTCACTCTATATTCCATCCAAACGCATCACAAACTTTACATCATTAGATGGTGATTATCTAGATCAAAAAATCTTTGGCACAATGAAAGAAGCCAGAGATTACATTAAACAGTTTGATGGTGTTTCAAATGGTCCTAAAATTTACGGACAAACTCGTTTTGAATATGCCTTTATTGCTGATCAACACAAAGGCATGATTGACTATGATTTCGATAAATTAGAAATTGCAATTATCGATATTGAGGTCGGATCTGAGAATGGTTTTCCTGATCCCTACGAAGCAAACGAACCGATCACAGCAATTGCTATTCACTATATCGATGGACACAAATATGTTTATGGTTGCGGTTCATATGAGAATAATGATCCTGAGAATGTTACATATCATAAATGCAAAGATGAGTGGTCTTTGTGTAAACACTTTCTTAAAATGTGGTCAGAAAAAACACCAGATATCATAACTGGTTGGAATACAAAATTCTTTGATATACCATACTTGATCAATCGATTCAAAAAGATTCTAGGTGATGATGATTGCAAAAAGTTATCACCTTGGAACAGAATCAATGAAAGAACTACTGTAATTAATGGCAGACAATTGATTGCATACGAATTGGTTGGTCTTGCTTCACTTGACTATATTGAATTGTACAAATGGTATGCGCCAGGCGGCAAGTCACAAGAGTCCTATAAACTTGATAATATTGCTAATGTAGAATTAGGTGAAAAGAAAATATCATATGATGAGTATGATAACTTGCACCAATTGTACAAACTCAACTATCAAAAATTTATCGAATATAACATCAAAGACGTTGACCTTATTCTGAAGTTAGAAGATAAGTTAAAGTTGTTGGAGTTGGCAGTAACTCTTGCATATGACACCAAAACAAATTATGAGGATGTATTTGCACAAACTCGTATGTGGGATTCTCTAACATATTCTTATTTGTTGGAGAAAAATATTATTGTTCCACCAAGAATCATTAAAGATAAAGATTCTGCATTTGAAGGTGCATATGTCAAAGAACCACAAACAGGATTGCACAAGTGGGTTGCTAGCTTTGACCTAAATTCACTTTACCCCCACCTTATGATGCAGTATTCCATAAGTCCTGAAAATCTTGTAGAAAGAAGTTATATATCTGAAAGAAAACGCAAATTACTTGAAGAATTGAGACTTAGAAATACTAAATAAGTAGATGTGGTTACTTATTTGGAGAATCTATGAAATACAATATCACGAAGGATAAACTATATGAGTTGTTTATTACCAAAAATATGAGGCGTAGTGAAGTTGCTGAATATTTTGGTTGTTCGGATGCCAATATCAAAAAACACCTACAAAAATTTGATATAAAGAAACCTTTTGTTTTAGAATGTCAAAATAAAGAACGCAAAGCCAAAGTAGAATGTTTGCATTGTGCTAAAGAATATGAAACACAGAAGTTTAGAACTGAAAGTGAAAAGTATGATTCCAAATATTGTAGTTATTCATGTGCTCAAAGAAGTCGTTATCTAGGTGAAGAACATAAACGAAGAATTAGAAATGAAATTGCGGCAAGACGCAGAGCAAGAATACGGAATCAAACTCCCGAATTAACTAATGAAGAAAAAATAAAAATTCAAGAATTTTATTTAATTTGTCCTAAGGGGCACGAAGTAGACCATATTCAACCAATTGCAAAAGGTGGTTTACATCATCCTGATAATTTGCAAATATTGACTGTAACGGAAAATAGAAAGAAGTGGTGTAAATAATGTTTCGTAATGTAAAAGAATTAACAACTGAAGAAATTCAAAAAGAACTTCAGTCTATTGTATTGTTTGAACAACAAATCGATAAAGTCAATGTTAATAGTTTATTGGACAAAACAGTTGATACATCTTTTCTTGGACCTATGCATTGTACTCTCACACCCAACGGTCAGCTCTTCAGGACTGACTTCCAAGGTTTCCTGCCTAAGATGATGGAAGAAATGTATCAAGACCGTAAAAAGTTTAAAAAGTTTATGTTGTCTGCACAACAAGAATATCAAAACGAAACAGATACAGAAAAGAAAAAAGAACTAGAAAAGAAAATTGCTAAGTATAACAATATTCAATTAGCTAAAAAAGTTTCATTGAACTCCGCTTACGGTGCTCTTGGCTCACAATATTTTAGATTCTATGATTTGCGTATGGCACTTGCAGTCACATTGGCTGGACAATTATCGATTCGTTGGATTGAAAATAAGTTAAATGAATATCTCAATAAACTACTAAAAACGGAAGAAGATTATGTCATTGCGTCCGATACTGATTCGATTTATCTCAATCTTGCATCACTGGTGGATACTGTCTTTCAGTCTGGAAGCGAAGATCATGCGAAAATCATCTCCTTCATGGACAAGGTCTGTGAAGATAAAATTCAGCCGTACATTGACAAGAGTTATCAGGAACTTGCTGATTATATCCATGCGTATCAACAGAAAATGGAAATGAAGCGAGAAGCACTTGCAAGTAGAGGTTTGTGGACTGCCAAGAAACGATATGTGTTGAATGTATATAATAATGAAGGTGTGCAATACAAAGAACCAAAGATGAAAGTTATGGGTTTGGAAATGGTAAAATCTTCCACACCAGCCATCATTCGTGAGAGAATGAAAGAAACGATTAAACTAATTATAACGGGCACCGAAACTGAGTTGCACAACTATATTGAAGATTTCAGAAAACACTTTAATGGTTTGCCGGCAGAAGAAGTATCTTTTCCAAGAGGATGTAATGGTCTAAGTAATTACTCGGATCCACTTACACTATATAAGAAAGGAACACCCATTCATGTTAAGGGTGCGATACTCTACAATCACTATCTAAAAGAAAAGAAACTAACGAAGAAATATCCGTTTGTTCAAGATGGTGATAAATTGAAATTCACATATCTAAAAATGCCAAATCCATTTAAAGATACTGTGATTTCTTATCCTTCAAGATTGCCTCCTGAATTTGGTTTACAGGAATTCATTGATTATGAATTGCAATTTGAAAAAACATTCTTAGAACCAATTAAAACAATTTTGGACCTTGTCGGTTGGACAGTAGAGAAAACTAATTCTTTAGAGGACTTTTTCTCATGATTCTTTTAACATTTGCAACCGCAATTGCTCTTTCTGTAATTGCTGCATACTATTCAATTATTGGTCTAGCTGCCATCTTTACAGGTGCATTTTGGCCTATTGTTATTATGGGATCGGTGTTAGAAGCTAGTAAACTAGTTACTGCATCTTGGTTGTATAGAAATTGGATCATATGTCCAAGACTTCTTAAAGCATACCTGACATCTGCTGTGGTCATTCTTATGATAATCACCAGCATGGGTATTTTTGGTTTCTTATCTAAAGCACACATTGATTCTACTTTAACGGCAGGTGCAAATTCTGTTGAAATAAGGACACTCAATCAACAAGAGAAAATTGTAAAAGAGAGATTAGAATATCTATTGAAACGTGCCGGTGATCCCGAAACTGCATCAGCAAGAATAGATAGACAGATTCAGGATTCACAAAAAGAATTGGCTGAAATCAATAGAAGAAGATTGCCATTATTACAAGAAGAAACTAAATTACTTGCCGAAGTTGGTCCAATAAAATATATTGGTGATTTGGTATATGGTACAGATGATGCCAATGCCATAGATAAGGCAGTTCGTTTGGTAATCATGTTAATTATGGTTGTATTTGACCCGCTGGCTGTGTTATTATTAATTGCTGCGAATATGTCAATGAATCAATCGAAACCGATTAAAGAAAAAACCATACCAGAAAAAAATGATATTGAAATACCAGTTTTTGTACCAGAACCAAAAAAAGAAAATATAGTTGAGATTGAGAAAAACAATTTAGCCGATATAGAGATTGATCCTGTTTCTGGTATCACAATACCACCAATAGGTAAACAAGATGATATGCCAATGGAAAGACCAGGTGATTACATTGCACCACAAGAAGTGAAAACAACACACATTTCTCCTGGTGTATATACAGAAGAACCTGTTAAGAAGTTAGAACCTAAGTATGATTATGATGCTGAATATGCATTTAAAGAAAAACGAAACCGAAAAGATGGATTTGATTGAAAGGTAAATTATGGGAATACTTGATAAAATTAAAAAGAATAGTAGCATCAAAGAATCTGCTATTCTATCGAAATCAAAATTCTTTACTGAGAAAGATATGATTCCCACTTCTGTGCCAATTGTTAATGTGGCACTTAGTGGTAAATTGGATGGTGGTTTAACACCAGGTCTTACAATGTGGGCAGGTCCATCAAAACATTTCAAGACCGCATTTTCGTTATTGATGGCGAAATCTTATTTGGAGAAATATAATGATGCAGCGCTTTTATTCTATGATTCAGAGTTTGGTACTCCTCAATCCTACTTTGACAGCTTTGGTATTGATACTGATCGTGTTCTGCACACTCCTATTACCGATATAGAACAATTAAAGTTTGACATAATGAATCAATTGTCAAACCTAGAACGTGGTGATCGTTTGATTATTGTTGTTGATTCTATCGGTAATTTGGCATCAAAGAAAGAAGTTGAAGATGCACTTGAACAAAAATCTGTTGCAGATATGTCAAGAGCAAAACAAGTTAAAAGTTTGTTTAGAATGGTCACACCACACCTATCATTGAAAGATATTCCAATGATTGTAGTCAATCATACCTACAAAGAAATTGGAATGTTCCCTAAAGATATTGTTGGTGGTGGCACCGGTTCTTATTATTCAGCCGATAATATTTTTATTATTGGTCGACAACAAGAAAAGGAAGGAACAGAAATTGTCGGTTACAACTTTATTATCAATGTTGAAAAATCTCGTTATGTTAAAGAAAAATCAAAGATTCCTGTTACTGTATCTTTTGATGGTGGCATTAGCCGTTGGTCTGGTCTACTTGATATTGCACTCGAATCTGGTCACGTTATTAAACCATCCAACGGTTGGTACAGTAAGGTTGATGTAAAGACTGGTGAAATCGAAGATAAAAAATATAGAATCAAAGATGTTGACAGCAAAGACTTTTGGATGTCAATATTGAAAGATAAAAAGTTTCGTGAATTTGTTGAAAACAAATATCGTGTTGCTGCAACAGATATTATCAAAGATGAAGATGTACAAGAAACCTTTGAAGTTGAAACAATAAATGGATCAGATGATGAGTGATGATTATTCAAAATTAAGACATTCAAAAAGAAGATTAAAGACACAAACACACGCAAAGAAACAATCTAAAATTGCCAAAGCATATGGTGTAATTGTAGACAGTATACATCGATTCGCCAAAAAACATTGGGCTGATTGTGGAAATTCCGATTGTTCTTTGTGTGGAAATCCAAGAAAAATTTGGGGTGAAAAGACAATACAGGAGAAAAGAAATGAGCAGCGAGACAGAACTGAACGTTAGTGATTATGCAAATGCAATGGTATTAGGAATAGATTATCAATTTCATGTACCAGAAAATGATGCACAAGCGGTTCATATTGAATTTTTAAAGGGTAAGTATACTGGTACCACAATCAAATATGGCAAAATAAAATTTGAAGAAAAAGAAGATGCCGGCCATTTACAATTTGCTTTCGATGTGATAAAATCAGAGAACACAAAGCCAAAAAAATTACAAAAAGATCCAGAATTTATTCAATATGCGGGTGATTTTTTAGTACATTTGGTAGCATTGAAAGCAGAGGAAAATATTAATGAAACTGGAACAGACGATATTAAAGACCCTAATCTATAATGAGGACTATCTCAGAAAAGTATTACCATTTTTAAAGAGAGAATATTTTTCTACAAATGTTGAGAAGTTAGTTTACAATGAAATTACATCATTCACGCAAACTTATAATAAAGCGCCAACAATTGAAGCACTTAGTATTACCATCAAAGAAAAGACTAATATTACAGATGATGAATTACAGAAGTGCGAAACTTATCTCCAAGAAATTGGATCTAATAAAGAAACAAGTTCCGAAATTCAATGGCTTGTTGATAAAACCGAAAAGTTCTGTCAAGAGAAAGCAATATACAACGCAGTACTTGGGTCGATTTCTATTCTTGACGGGAAAGACAAACAACACGACAAAGGTCAGATTCCCAAGATATTATCGGACGCTCTATCTGTAAGTTTCGATAACTCTGTTGGCCATGACTATTTGGAGAACTCTGATGAACGATTTGAATTCTATCACAGAAAAGAAGAAAGAATACCCTTTGACTTGGACTATTTTAACAAGATTACAAAAGGTGGCCTTCCAAATAAAACTCTTAATATCGCCCTTGCTGGCACTGGTGTTGGCAAGTCTCTTTTTATGTGCCATGTTGCCGCTGGCTGTATGGTTCAAGGTAAAAATGTTCTTTACCTCACGTTAGAAATGTCCGAAGAAAAGATTGCAGAACGTATTGATGCAAATCTTTTGAATGTTGATATTGGTGATCTTCAAGAATTGCCGAAAGATATATACGATAAGAAGGTCAATCGTGTCCGTGATAAAACAACGGGCAAATTAATTATCAAAGAATATCCAACCGCATCAGCTTCAGTAATTCACTTTAGAACTTTATTAAATGAACTTAATCTTAAGCGTTCTTTTGTTCCCGATATTATTTTTGTTGATTATCTTAACATTTGCTGTTCTGCTAGGATTAAACCTGGCGCTTCTATTAACTCGTACACCTACGTCAAAGCAATTGCTGAAGAGCTACGGGGACTGGCTGTGGAATTCAATGTACCTATTGTTAGTGCGACCCAAACCACTAGAAGCGGGTATACATCAAGTGATCCGGGACTGGAAGATACTTCAGAGTCGTTTGGCTTACCTGCGACAGCAGACTTAATGTTTGCTTTGATTTCATCAGAAGATTTAGACCAACTTGGTCAAATCATGGTGAAACAATTGAAGAATCGATATAATGATCCAACTTTTCACAAGAGATTCACAGTTGGAATTGATAGAGCCAAAATGAAGTTATATGATATTGAACAATCAGCACAAAGTAATATTGTAGATTCTGGTCACAAAGGTAACGACAAACCATTGAACACTTTTGGTAATGCTGAAAAGAAAAGCTTTGAGGGATTCAAAGTATGAAATTGAGTGTCGATGATGCTTTGCATTGTGCAAAGGTCTTTGAGGATTATTTTGGTAACTTTGGTCGCATTGATGAATATATGCGTGATCAAAAGTTAAATGCATTATCAGAAATTCCCACATCATTATTTCCACCAGAAGATGATCTATTCTCAGACTTCTCCATGGCACCAGCAGACATGGATTTTATTATTGAGGAAACACCAAATGAAACATGGGAAACACTTTTGTCAATTACCAGTTCCCATGTGAACATTCAACCAGTAGGTAAACAGATCAGAGTTGGTATCAAAGAGAAGAACACCGGAAAGTATGTGGGGTTCATTCGATTGGGTTCACCAGTCATCAACTGTAAGCCTCGTAATGATCTTCTTGGACAAGTTTTTACGCAGAATCCTGACTGGTCCAAACGATTCAATCAATCTGCAATTATGGGTTTCGTTATTGTACCATCACAACCATTTGGGTATAATTATCTTGGTGGCAAGTTATTGGCTGCCATTTGTTGAACATTTCAAGTAGAAAACTGAAGATCAGTATGAAAATAATATCATTAACCAAATCTGCGTTAAAAGATAGTCCTGAACTAGAAAAATTCGAACAGATAATTAGTAACGCAAAGAACTTGACCGAACAAAAGAGATACTATTATTCCAACTATGGTTTTAAGAACTTCATTGACTATGTGAACTGCAAAACAGACAAGTTGATACCAGATGAAAACTATGATAAGTTTGAGTTGTCAAATATCATAGACTGGTGGAAGAAGAAAGCAACAAATCGTTATGAGAATCTACAGTCTGATGGTCGTCTAAGAAAAGAACTTGAAATCTGGACCTCTGGAAAAGACATACAAATAATCAGATAAATATTTTTATTTAACTTAAAATGGCCGATACCACCTCACTAGCTGAATCATCACAAGCCTTCTTTTGTGCGATTGCAGATTATTTGCAAATCAAAGGAAAAAGTCTAGGTGAATTCTTAGATCCTAAAAATAAAGAATTGGATGATTTTTCTAAATTCGATAGAAAATGGAAAAGTGTTTTCAAGGCAAAGAATGATTCATTGCAGTCTATCTATGATAAATTTACTGAAGCTTCAACTGGTGCTCAGAAGATACCTTATGGTGATATAGAAGGCTTCTTAATGACAGAAAAAACATGGTATATTTCTTCAGCATTGATTGGTAAAAAATTAGTAGAGGACATAACAACTATCTCCTCAGGATTTGCAAAGAAACCTAATGTTAGTGATGTTTGGTACTACCGTGGTGATAAGGTGGTTATGAAAAACATTGAAGCACTTTTTAAGATAGCGAATAAAAACAAACCAGCTCCAGCTTTTGGTGATGTAAACAAATGGTCACCAGCTGACATATATTTTGCTACAGACAAAGCAACAAAACGAATAAAAGAAAATGTAGATTTATATGTAACTGGTCGTGGTAAAAGCTATGGTTTTGATATTATGAATAACATGATTAGTGAACTTATAACATCAGGTGATCTATTACCAATATCATTAAAGAAACAAACAAATACTGTAACAATCAAAAAGGTGAACTTTGATAAAGTAGAAGAACAAACAGCCATATTAAAATATCAATATCATGGATTAAAACAACCATGGAAAAAATATACTTTAAAACAACCACAAACTAGAGACTTACAAATAAAATTTTCAAAATCTGATCGTGAAATGATTAAGATTAGGCATGATGCATCTAGGGCAACCATGAAAGCCGAATTAGAAAGTAGAGACATGGAAGCAAGAGGTGGTTCTATTGGTTCATGGAATATATTTTGTGATATTGTTTCATATATCGATAAACAATTAGCAACAAAACTTTTTAATGATTATAAAAAAGTCAATGAAAAATATAAAGTTCAAGCCGAAAAATTACGAAAAGAATGGGAAGAAAAAGATAAAAGATTGAAAAAACCAGAAGCTAAAAAAATGGCTAGAGCAGAATTTGATGAAGAGCGTGGTGCTTTGAGTGCTATGTTGGTTACAAATGAAGTTTTTCCTACACTCATAGAATGGTTGGAAAAAAATAAAAGAAACATTTCAAATGCACAAGATTATGTTTCACCATCAGATAGATTGATACAGGAATTATTTAAATACATAACATCTAGAACAGAAGATTCTGGTAAATTTATTATTGCAAAATAGGAATAATTATGGCACTCATAGATTTTGATAAGTTAGCGAAACAGTATGAAATGGATGATGATTTCGGATTTTCTGCCGTCAGCGAAGAAGAATATAATAAAGTTATTTCAGAAAAAGCTGACACGGTAGAAGAATTCAGAGAGAGATTGGAACAAGTTGAAAAGATCATTATCCCATTTTTAACTAAACTACATACTACAGGCGACAAAGAATATATCTATTGGCCAAACCGTAAACCAGTTATTGAAAAACAAATAGAAAGAATATTGAAACTTACTAGGACTTGATTATGTCTGCTACTGTGATTATACCAACTACTGGTTCTCCAGAGTTGAAATGTGCCATTGAATCCGTATTAAATCAAACATACCTCACCACTTGTTATGTTGTTGCTGATGGACCAAAATTCTATCAAGCAACGGATGAAATCGTAAAACAATACTCAAAAGAAAATATCAAATTGTGTAATATTCCGATAAATGTCGGTGCCAATGGTTTTTATGGCCATCGTGTTTATGCGGCTTTTACTCATCTTATAGATACTGATTATGTTATGTATCTAGATCAAGATAATTGGTATGATGAAAACCATGTTAAAACTTGTGTCGATACAATTCGAAAGAATAATCTAGATTGGTGTTATTCACTTAGAAAAGTATACAGTAAATCTGGTGAATATCTATGTAATGATGATTGTGAATCTCTCGGTAAATGGAAAACATATCATGGAGTAAATCATATTGACACCAATACATATTGCCTAAAGACTGAAGTTGCGATAAGATTGGCTTCTGTATGGCATGGTGGTTGGGGACAAGACCGTGTTTTCTTGTCTGCAATATCACAACACTTTCAAAAATGGGACTGCACGGGACTATACACAGCAAACTATCGTGTTGACGGTGGGCCCGGTTCAGTCAATAAAGAATTCTTTGATAACGGAAATGAAGTAATGCGAAAAAAATATAATGGAGAGTACCCATGGCGAAAGACCTCATAATTGGTGGATTCACCAACTACAACTACAATCAATTAAAACCTTGGGTAGAATCTATCGATGAATGTGGATTCACCGGAGATAAAGTTTTGGTTGTTGGCAATGCATCAGATGAAACCAAAAAAGAATTACTAGAAAGAAAATTTAGGTTGATTCAGATGCCAAATGATACAAATATTCCAATCCATGTTCTTCGTTTTCTTTTCATCTATGAATATTTAAAATTGCATTGGCAAGAATATCGTTATGCTGTCACAACAGATGTTAAAGATGTTTACTTTCAAAGGAATCCATTTGAGTGGTTAGAAAAGAATTTTGATGAAGATGTACTTTCATATGGATTAGTTTGTGGTTCGGAATGTCTGAAATATAAAGATGAACCATGGGGTAATGAAAACTTAATGCAGACTTATGGACCATATGTGTATGATGAATACAAAGATAATGTAATTTACAATGTTGGTGTATTAGGTGGTCGATCCGAATATATCAAAGATTTGGTATTTCATATCTTCACAAATGCAGTAAATCGTCCTATTCCAATTGTAGATCAAGCTGTATTCAATGTGTTGATTGGTAAACAACCCTTTAAAGACATTACATACCTGGCACAAATGTCAGATGCATGGGCTTGTCAAGCTGGAACTGTTGTAGATCCAAATAAGATCGAACAATTTAGACCTAATCTAACCGAAAAAGAACCTGTATATAAAGACGGAAAAGTTTATAATGCTGACGGCGAAGAATTTTATATTGTACATCAGTACGATAGAGTTCCCGAATGGAAACAAAATGTAATGAAGAAATATAAATTAGAAGATTTGATTGTGATAAGGACATAACTACAACGTGTCTAATATATCATTTTTTCATTGCGCTTCAATTTATAAAACTGCAACAGAAAAAGTTGTAGAGAATACTCGCAAATATCATCCGGACGAATATTATTTTCTTTGTGTGGATGCAACACAAAATTTTTCATATCTTGCAGAATCATACAAAACAGATTATCGATATTATATTGAGAAACTTGGTGGCCCACAACAACCATATGGTTATCAAACAGATAAAGTTTTAAAGTTTCTGGAAAGATTTTATGATGCGAGTAAACGATCATCTGCAACACACATGATGATGTTAGAAGATGATGTTTGGCTGAACAATAAAGTTATTGTTGAAGATACATGGGAAATGGCCTGCCATGACATAGAAGGTGGCAATTTTATCCATCTAGAAGTATTGAAAATGATAGAAGATTTTTCTGGTGTTAAAGTAGAAGAAGGATCAAAGTGTTACGGTGGTGGAGGAGGTTCAATATATAAGATTGATACTTTCATAAACAACTATGACCGTGTTACAGATTGGTTTTCTAAAAATACGGAAGAAATACAAAGATATTATCCCACAATAGGTTGGATAGATTGTTTTATGGTGGTGTATTATCTACTGTGTGGCAAACAGTATACAAAGAATCCATTTTTAGTGGATACACATAATCACCACACAGGTTTTGATTATGAAAAGTTTATGAGTGAAATGCCAAGAGATACACAGATCATTAATAACTATAAGAAATATTATTATGAATGAAATTGGAATTGTAACTGCTTTCTTTGATATTGGCCGTGGTGACTGGACTCCAGACAAAGGCCTGCCACACTATCTACACCGAACAAACGATACTTACCTACATCGTTTTCGACACATGGCACAACTAGAAAATCCAATGGTTGTGTACACATCAAAACAATTTGTCAAGGATGTTAAACTGTATCGAGCAGAACGTCCCACAGAAGTCGTTATTGTTGACTTTGAAAAGAACTTCACACAACTTAGATCAGATATTACTAAGGTACAAAAGAGTGAAGAATACTTGAGCAAAATAAATCCCATGCAAGTGCGAAATCCAGAATATTGGTCGGCTGACTACGTTCTGGTCAATTTACTAAAATCAACTTTTGTAAATCAATCATTAAATCATTTAAAGACTGACTTGATTGCTTGGTTAGATTTTGGTTATTGCCGTGATGAATCTACACTCAACGGTGTTAAAAAATGGTCTTATCCCTTTGCAAAAGATAAAATGCATTTTTTTAATATCAAAGATTGGGTGGAAGGTACTTTAATACAAGATGTTATTGCAAACAATGATGTACACGTAACAGGCCCATGTATTGTTGGTGGTCGTGATATGTGGTACAAACTTGAACATCTTGTTTATACACATACAATGAAATTATTGGAAAACAATTTAATTGATGATGATCAAACTTTATTGTTGATGTCATACTTGTCTAATCCAGATATATTCGAATTACACAAAGTATCGAATCAAGATTGGTTTGTTGCATTTAAGGAATATCATGATAACACTATATCATAATTGTACTGCAAATTTAGGTGACTTTGTTCAATGTTTGCCTGTTGTGTCAGGTTATGTAAAAAAACATGGAAAGGTCAATTTCGTAATTAGAAATGAAATGAAAAAGTTTAAAGGTATGTTAGAATTTCTAAAATACCAAGACCTTTTTGAAATTGTTTGTTTCGATGATGAAGCCATAAAATATGGTGGAGTACTGGCACCAGTTTTTCAACTCAGTTCATGGACAAGAGAAGATAAAGAAGATCCAAACAGACCGATTGAAACTTGCCGATATGAGAATTGGTTAAAAGATCACTACCAATTTGAGTTCGAAGTGGATGATGATTTTGAGTTAAAGTTTCCACAATCTGATGTACCAGTTGATATGAATGCCATTTATGTTGGTGATCGTTGGAATCATCCAGGAATCGATGATCGTAGAGAGACTGGTGTGTTGTCGAATCTGAATAATTGCAAGTTCCTAGACTACAATAATGATCTCCTAACTAACTGTTACATCATTAAGACTTCACCAAAACCTTTCATCACCAATTTTACTGGTATTGGTATGATTGCCGACTTATTAAACAAAGAATGCCTAGTGGTATGGAAAGCAGAAGATTGGAAACCAGAATATCGTGTTGGTGATAACATCCAATGGGACAATGGTAAAGATATTAATAAAATATTCGAAAAACATTTTTATCTAAACCGTAAAGCAAAATTGGTTCATGCAAAAGATTTGGATTTGACAAAATTATGATTGAAAATTATGAGAAGATTGCAGAAGGTCATTGGTATCAAAGAACTATAACTGGCCCAATGCCAGACTATAGCAAAGTATATTCAGAGACACGATATGACACATATTCAACTACAGATAAAATGTCTGAATTGAGATTTAATCTTTTGCAAAATAAAATAGGTAATATAAATTCTATTTGTGATTTTGGTTATGGCAATGGATCTTTTCTAAGACATTGTGATAAAACAAAACAAGTAAAACAAATTTATGGATATGATATATCAGATTATCCTGTTCCAGATGGAGCAATTAAAATTAATGAACCGACAGATGTTCAAGTTGATGTTATGACATTCTTTGATTCATTAGAACATCTAATACAGAGAGACTTAACAACATATATCAACAAACTAAAAATAAAACATATTTGTGTGTCTGTACCATGGATGCATGAATCACAAGGTTCATATTTCTTTAGAAATTGGAAACACCGCCGAGAGAATGAACACATACATCATTTTGATTGTCATGGCCTAATAAATTTATTGACCCATTGTGATTATAAAATTATCCATGTTGGAAATGATGAGGATGCGATTCGTACACCATATTCTAATCTTCCAAACATATTAACGGTTATTGGCACAAAGAAATGATATTGAATGTAAATTTGGGTGCCTTTGGTGGGCCATTAAGAAATGGTGATCTCCTCGCTGTGTGCAATGCTGTGGAGTTTTTAAGACAAAAAGATTCAGAACATATAATGTTTCACATGAAACAGGATTCTATCTCACAAGAAGATTATGTTAGAAAAATGTATGAGTTTTTGTTGAAAAATACTGATTTCTTTTCTATCGAACCAGGCACAGAAGATTTGAAATGGAAAAGAATAAATCTTTGGGATTTCAGAGCAATTTCTGGTGATCTTGCAACAATAAAGAATAAAGAAAAAACACAAAAAAAGATTGTTGTTTGTCCTTTGTTTGATGCACCATACAATGGTTATAGAAATTGGCCACAAAATTTCTTTCACACTTTGATAGAAGAATACGATAAAAACAAATATAGTGATTATGAGAAAATAATTTGTATCAATAAACCGCTCGACTACCAATTCCGTGGTTGGAGATACAGCACAGATTTTCTAGAAAATTTATACCACATACAAACCGCAGAATATTTCATAGGTGCTGAAACCGGAACATCGATATTTGCATCTCTGCTTGACCCAGCACCACCAAATCTGATATACTACTATTCTGGTAGAGGGTTGATACACACCACTCCGTTCCATATTTTCAAAGGAAAAGGAGAAATGAAAAATTACTGGTTGGATTTTGAAGGATCGACCTGGTATTAAACCGTAGATTTTGATTACTATGTATCAAACCCAATCTTTGTACTGTCCCAAGGTATAAAGTGAAATGTGATATAAATAAGCAAATTGGCAACCATAGTGTGTTGCATTTCTAGAAGGAAATCAATGTATTCTTTTTTGTCTTTTCTGAGAGAAGAAGCCGAGCCTAAGCAGCTCAAACATATACATCATGCCGAAGATAGACCCCTACTCCACGGAGAAGAAGGGTTCGACCACGCCTACAACGCACTCCATCAAGCCCACGAACACATCAAATCTGGTTCTGAAAGTTCTGCACTCACCATGAAATATGACGGATCTCCTTCCGTTGTGTTCGGACATCACCCTAAAACTGGTAAATTTTTTGTAGCCAGTAAATCTGCATTTAATGTAAATCCCAAAATCAACTATAGTTCAAAAGACATAGCCAAGAACCATGGTCATGCACCTGGTCTTGCAGAAAAATTAAATTCTGCATTGGTGCATTTGAAAAAAGTTGCACCAAAATCTGGTGTATATCAAGGCGACCTTATGTTCTCGGAGGGTGACAAACAAGACAAGGGACACAAAGGCGTATCTTTTACACCCAATACAATCACATACACCGCCAAAGGTGAAGAAGCAGACAAAGTTAGAAAATCAAAATTAGGTGTGGTTGTGCATACACAATATCATGGTGATGATATTTCTACAATGTCAGCAGATTCTCATCCAGATGTACATCATTTCACAAATCATCCTGATGTGTGGACAAAATCTGTAGCACATGACACAAAACAAGTACACTATTCTGACGCTGATCAAAAGACTTTTAACCATCACATGGAAGAAGCCAAGAAAATACATGATGCAAACAAAAAGTCTATGTATAAGGCAACTGAAATGCACCGTGGTGATGGTAATCATTTAGCAACATATATTAACCATACAGTTAGAACAGATGAAACACCAACTGCCGAAGGTCTTGCAAAACACATACAATCAAAATATGTTAAGCAATCAGAAAAATTAAAAACACCTGTTGCACAGTCAAGAAAAGAAGCAGAAGCAAAAACACATATAAATCATATTGCTGCAAATGAAAAACACTATAATAACCTTTTGCAGATGCATGATCATTTACAAAAAGCAAAAAATCTAATGGTGTCTACACTCGAACAACACCAAGGCGGTTTGGAACATCACATAGATAATAAGCCAACAGGTCCAGAAGGATTTGTTGTAAATCATGCAGGAGAACCAACAAAGTTGGTCAATCGTTCAGAGTTTGCAAAAGCAAATTTATTAAGGGTTAGAAAGTGAAGTCATTTAAAGATATAATACAAGAACAAGAAGAATTTAAGAAGCCAGCAGTTATTGCTTTTGGCCGTATGAATCCTCCCACCACAGGTCATTTAAAAATGATCGATAAGGTAAGGGAGACCGCAGCTCGTTTAAATGCACATCATGAAGTTATTGCTTCACATTCTCAAGATAATAAAAAGAATCCATTAACAGCACAACAAAAAATAAAGCACTTACAGAAATATTCTCCAGGTACAAATTTTGTTGCTGCGTCAAAAGAACAACCATCTATATTCCACCATGCAGAAAAACTTAGTAAAGCAGGCCACGATCATCTTGTTGTGGTTGCTGGTTCTGACCGTGTAAAAGAATTTCACGATAGTTTAAACAAATACAATGGAAAACCAAATAAAGAAGGTCATGTTCCATATAACTTTAAAAAGATAACTGTTATCTCTGCTGGCCATCGTGATCCAGATTCCGAAGGTGCAGAAGGTATGTCAGGCACCAAGATGAGAGAACACGCAAAGAATCGTGACTTTGCATCCTTTAGACAAGGTGTTCCTGCTCATGTTGACGATAAACACGCAAAAGAACTCATGCATGATACCAGAAAAGGTATGGGTTTGAATGAAGATAATAGCCGTGGTCAATTCAGAGCAATATTTGTTACCGGTGGGCCAGGTTCTGGTAAAGATGTGGTGATTCGTGAAGCAATTGCAGAATCTAAAATTGTTGAATTGAATCTTGTACAGGCACAAGAATATCTCGGTGACAAACAAAAACTCTCAGAACAAACAAGAGATTATCGTAGAGAAGCCATCAGAAATCGTGGTCCTTTGATTATCAATGGTCCTGCTGATGACCGTGACCGCATCATGCAGATCAAAGAAGAACTAGAAGATTTGGGGTATGGAACAATGATGATTTTTGTTGATACCACAAATGAAACCAGTCGTGAAAGAAACTCATTATTGTCAAGGATGATGGTCGAGTCCATGAGACATGACAAGTGGTTACGATCACAAGAAAATACTAAATACTTTAATGAAGTCTTTTCCAAATTTGTGGTTTTCGATAATACTGGAGAAATTAAAGAGGAAGATGTACATGAAGTGTATGAATCCACCAGTAAGTTCTTGGATTCAAAGATTGTCGGTGAGACTGCACAAGAATGGTTAGAACGCCGTAAATCATTAAATATTAATACGTTATTTAAGGAATATAGAAATGTTAAAAAAGATTATAGACTTTCTGAAGGTAAAACCAGTCGAGTCAACGAGCTCTTCCCAGGAATCCAGCTCCAGCGAAAACTCAACAAAAAAGATGATGTCCGAGACGGAGACATCAAAGCCACAGGCGGTTACACCTTCAAAACGTACCACGAAGCCTCGCAGCCCACAGTCGAAGTCCAGCCAGAGCCAAAAGAAACCAACTTCCGGCGGGACAAAGAAAAAGAGAAATTAAAACGTCTGGTTCGTAACCCAAGTGGTGCGATACGAACCGGCGGAGTAGGACCAGAATACGATACTCGCCAACAGGGAACAGTATACCCTATGTCAGGAATGGGCGATGTTACCTACAGAGAACAAAAAGAATTTAAAGATTTTCGTAAGCATAGAAATCCAGTAGCACACGCTTCACAAAAAGTAGGACCAGGTTCAGGTAAACATAAACAAAAGTCTAAAGATGCAATTCGTGGTGAGAAACATAAGAAGAAACAATACCACGAAGCAATAGATGATCCTGGTGCAAACGATATGGGTGTTGCAGGTGTACTTGGGGGTTCTTCAAATAAAGAACCTATGCAAAAGATTTCAGATACATACGGAAAAATTAAATTGTTGAGGAAGAAAAATGTTAAAGTTTAAAGAATTCATTTCTGAAACTGCCGCATGGCAACGTAAAGAAGGCAAATCTGAATCAGGTGGTCTGAATCGTAAAGGCATTGCATCGTATCGCCGTGAGAATCCAGGTTCAAAGCTTTCTATGGCAGTTACAACGAAGCCAAGTAAACTAAAAGCAGGCTCAAAGGCAGCTAATCGCCGTAAATCATTCTGTGCTAGAATGACTGGAATGAAAAAGCGTTTAACCTCAGCTAAAACTGCTAGAGATCCAGATTCAAGAATCAACAAATCATTACGCAAGTGGAACTGCTAATAACGGAGAAGAAAATGTTCACCAAACCAAAAGTAACTCAATCTATGATCGATGCTGTCAATGAAGCATTAAAAGGCGATCAGCATAAAATCGATATGAATAAAAATAAAAAAATCGATGCTCATGACTTTGAACTTCTCCGCAACAAAAAAGAAGTAAAAGAAGAATTAAAAGGCGATCAACACAAGATTGATAAAAACAAGAACAATAAGATTGATTCTCAAGACTTTGATATTTTGCGTAAACAGAAAAAAGAAACATATGGTGAAGAAGCGATTGCAAAAATTATTGAGAATAGTTATGCGAAAAATGCAAGTAAAGATGAACCCCCATTTACTCCAGATCCAGTAAAGAAAAATCCATCAGCAAAAGCCGGTAAATTTGGTGTTCAATTTTCTGTTGCTAGACACCTCGCTAAACAAGGAATGAAACAGGCGATGAAACCTGTTAAAGAAGAAAGTTTAACTGCCGGCAAGCGTTTAATTTCTAAACATGGAGAAGGTGAACATACTGCAAGAGTGTACAAAGACACAGAGTATAATGAATACCAAGTTCATCACTTCAAAGATGGTAAACACATGGGTGAAGGACCAGTATCTTATCACGATGACAAAGAAGATGCTCAATCAACAGCTGAACACTCTCTAAAGAAAAGAATGGGTGAAGAAGTTGAACAGATTGATGAAAATGCTATGCACGGTACAGTATATCTACACAAATATCACGAAGGTTCAAGTGAAGATTCTTATGGTGAAGTTGGTAAAAACCACACACAACACGCTTATAAAGTTTATCATAAAAAACCAGGTGAAAAACCAAAACTTATTGGTGATACAGAAAACAATGTTCACAATAAAACAAAAAAAACTGCTCACGCTGTAGCAAGAAATGATGAAATGGAATACGACCATAAATCGCATAATGATGCTGTTCGTCATGTAATGGACGCAGCAGGAGTTCATTCATCAACACCAATTAGATATATTAAAGACAAGAAACAAATGAATGAAGAAGTTGAACAGATTGACGAACTTTCAACTAATACTCTTAAATCCTACCACAACAAAGCTTTAAAAGATATGAAAGCAAAAGGTGAAAAACTCGGTATGAGATCTGGTACAAAAAAAGATTGGAAAAGAATACATGGAATGGAAACAGCTAAATCTAAAATGTATTCGAAAGGTGTAGATCCTTTTAAAGAAGAAGTTGAATCTGTAACAGAACGAACTTTAAGTGAACCAGAAACACAAGAAAAAGAGCGTATTGTCAAAGGTATGAAAAAAGGTTTACAAGGTTTCAAACAACGTTACGGTGAACGTGCTAAGTCAGTAATGTATGCAACAGCAACCAAACTTGCTAAAGAAAAAACTGTACAAGAAGGTGAAAACACACAAGTAAAAGGTGGTGATCCTTGTTGGAAGGGTTATCAAATGGTTGGCATGAAAAACAAAGGCGGCAAAAAAGTTCCTAATTGTGTGCCAGAAGAAACACAATGTGATACACCAATGAATCGTACTACAAAAATCGCTAAGGCTGCTTTTGAAGCAATTAAAGACAGAACAAAAGTAAAATGAAAAAAATAAAAGCAATTAGAATTAATCCTGAACCAGCAAGAGGTCAAAGTGGAATAAATCCACTTGATCCATGGGGTGCAAAAGCCGGTATTAGTGAAGAACAATTGGATGAAATTTCTGCTCGTGCATCAGAAGCTGATTTGTTATCTCGTTATTTGAAATCGAGAGGAATTAATCCTGAATATGTTCCTAAAAATACTAAGGTTGCACATTCAAAATCTTCTGAGTTCATGAAATGGAAATCAGATCATACGAAAGATCAATTTGAATCAATTGAAGTTTACGAAGCAAAAGATAAAACAGATACAGTAACATTAAATATTCCTCTTGTTATTCGTATGTTAGAATTGGCAAGAGAAGATATTAAATCTGATGCTGATCTACACAAAGTTATTGAGAAGTTAATTAGCATCCGTGACAAAGGCACTTTAACAATGGATGATTATGAGTTTGTTTCCAATATTAAAGAAGTGTATCAATTGCCCACAGCAACACAATCAGACCACGATCATGTTAAACAACATTTGAGTAGAGTTATGGGTGTACACAGTTCACCAGAAGAAAAGAGTTCTGTGCCGGCTGTTCATCGTGCAATTAAAAAAGTTTCTGGTATATCTGATTCATCAACAAGAAGAATGTCAAAAGATATATTGAAGTCTTTAATAAGCAAACACAGAATTGTTGTTGATAAAGATCATAGGCAAATATTGAATAAAGAATCAACACAAATAAATGAACTTAGTCCTGCAACTAAAGCGGCATATAAAGAAAAAGCAAAACAAACAATTGCTCAGCTCAAACCACACGCAAAATCTGGTGAGTACAAAGATATGGCTCAAAACATTATTAAACGCCGTGAAAAAGGTTTGGCAATGGCCAAAGAAGAAATTGAACAGATTGAAGAGCGCAATAAACAAAATGCAATGAAACGACAAGCTTCAGATGCTGCTCGTGGTCACAACATTAGATTAAAAAGTGTATTGAGTGGCAAAGAAATTACACCACCAAAACCAGAACACAAATCTACACAAGACTATAGTAAAGCAATTGGTCGTGAATCTCGTAAGATGGAAGAATCTTCTGCTTACGGTAGAATTAGTTCAAGATTCAAAGCACTATCTGGTCGTTCACTCGATGCAGCTGCAAAGGAACACGGTGATGAAGCTAAGAGACTTCAAAAAGAAATAGAAGCACAGCAAAAAGAAATAGATCGCCGTAAAGCTGCTATGAAGAATGAAGAAGTTGAACAGATTGATGAGATGGAGAAGAAAGAATATTCTAAGTCTGCTCGCATTATCAAAAGCATCTACAAAAGAAAACATATGAAAGAAGATATGTATGATTTTGAAAAAGGTGACAAACAACAGTCACAAGATGATAATGCAGGAGATGACAGAAAAAGACCTAAAGCAAAAGCCGTTATGACTGGTGGTAAAACCATGACCGGTCAAAAGCGTGATGATGTGGAAATTGATCCACAACTGGCCAGAAAACCAGACACACCAGACGGCTTTGAAAAAGGTTACGGAAAGAAATCGGTTTAATAAAGACATAAATAACAACATAACCCGAGGTTAAAAGGAGATAAAAATGCCATCATGGGGTAATAACGATAATGCAGCCAACGCACCATATTGGGCTGTAAATTCAACAATTGTCAACGCAGCTGGAGTTAAGGCTGTGGCCGCAGGACCTACTGCTGCCAACGTTGCATTGTTATTCAGCAACACAACAGCAGATGTCTATACAGTCAATGCAACAATTGGTCTGTTTGGCGTATCTGCGGCAGAAGCTGCAGCTGACCTAAACAAAGGCGCACATACTGGTTGGGTTTTACGCACAACTGGTTCTGGTGGCCGTGCTAATCGTGTTCAAGAAGAAGTTCTCGTTGCAATGAACACAATGAACGGCGACGATGAAGATACAACATACAAAGATGCAGTCATCACCATTACTTCACAACCATCCAATGGTTCTGCTGCATCTGGTGCTGGCAACACAGTAACATTTACTGTTGGAACTTCTGTTGTACCATCAGGAACAACTTTGACATACTACTGGCAGTACAACGATGGTTCTGTTTGGGCAAATACAGCGACAGCAGGAACATTCTTCACAGGAAATACATCAGCAACATTAACAGCTAACGCAGCTAACACATTCTTGACAACATTCAAGGTTCGTGCAATTGTTAATGCAGCAGGTGCAACTTCTGTAACATCTTCAAACGCAACGATTACAATTACCTAATAGGTAATGCGTTTAAAGGGTTTATGTTGATGTCAGCGGAGACAATCTAACGGTTGTCTCCGTTTTTAATATTAGGACTTGAATTGATGTTTGATGATTTGAATGAAAGTAATTTTTTATTGTATGCAATGAAGTGTTATGAAGCACCAAATTGTATTATGTCAGAGTTTGAAGGAGACATCAAACGAACCAAATACCTCAAGCGTTTGTTTCGTAGATATAAAATAACAAAAACTCTGAAAGAAAGATTGATATTAAATCATATCATTCTATTGAACAATGTTTTTGGACCAGAAGCAACATCAAGAATATTGTTTTATAGAATTGATGAAAGAGATTATGATATTCTCAAAACATTTCTCTTATATTTGAATATATTACCTGAAGTTGTTAAAGGTATAAACGGCAAATCAATTCACACAACAGATATTGCAATAGATTTGGATATTGCAGAAGCTTTGAGGAAAATATGACATACGATATATTCACATTTAAAAAGTTTGTTGAGAAACAAGACGAACTTAACCATCTTAAACACAAATTAAAACAAGCACCATCAGATGAAGAAAGAGAAGAATTAAATAAAAACATTTCTTCTTCTACTGGTGAGGTTATGGACCATTTGGCCAAATTACACAGAGTACCTGTTCAAGAAGATGGTGTTGTGGCTGCCGCACCTACAAATGTACAAAGTTCTGGCGCAATTGCTGGTACTGGCGGTGCAGGTGGTGAACCAGGTGTTCGTAAAAGAAAAAATCCAATATTGATGAAATTGATAGCAAGAAAAGCACCAAAATAAAATGTGGTATTTGTCATTCATTCCTGATATCTGGTTGACATATGCAGTTCATGCTGTTACACTAGTAGGATTAATAGGCGTAGTAATTGGATTTTTAGGCAGTAAAATACCATTTGTTAG